CAATTGGGGTGCGAAATGAAAAAGCTTGATGATGTCGATTTTGAAGACCAGCCGGATATAGAAAACTTTCTAAGTCAATACATCTGTCCTTATAAACACGTAGGAGATGTACGCCATGTTTTAAATATTGCAGCATGGCAAGTTCGTGGAGAAGACGGATCTAATGCGTTAAAAGGACACGCTCTACACGTATTTTGTAATTGCGGTTTCGCGAGCGCGAAAGTATTCGAGCCTATCGGTGAAAATCGTACGCGGGAAGCAATCGACGTTTTTTTAAACGGAGCACTTTTTTTAGGATAACAAAATGTCTATAAAAATCTGTTTTGTGGGTGCACATGGAACTGGTAAAACTACTCTAGCCTTTGAAGTACATAAATGGCTCGAGCGTGAAAAGCGTATACCTTGTAAATTGTTTTGTGAGAGTACCGATAAAGCGGTTAAGGATATCCCCAAGTACGACCCATTTTATGAAAGTATACTTATTCAACGGCGCAAAGAACTTTTTATGCAGCATGAAAATTTTATTTCGGATAGATCCCTTATAGATCCATTAGGTTATCAATTTGTTAAAAAAGAATGCTTTCATCCTGGTACGTATAAAATAGCTTTAGAAGCAACACGTAAAGACGCACATATACTATTCTATATTCCTATTGCAATACCTTTAAAAGGCGAAGGCCACCGTCCGAAGGATGTTAAATATCAGCTAAGCGTAGCCAAGGCTATCAAACATGTTTTACATCAAGAACAATTAGTAATATATGAAATAACCCGCGTCGATTTAGTAGAACGCTTAGAATTTGTAAAGCATATATTAGCCAAACGCATCCAAATCTTTGGAGGATCTAATGATAAGTAGTGTTAAAATGTTTCATACAGCACCCGTTGCCCTCATGCCGCAGTTAGAAGACCATCAAGACTTTTTATTCATCGAAGCGGCTATGGCTTTGGAGAATAAAAAATATTTTGATTATATACTGCGGCTACGTACGTTGCATCCCAATATGTATATCATTATGGATAACTCTGCGTACTTACTGGGTAAGCCCATGCCCGAAAAAGATTTTATGCGTGCCTATGAATTTTTCTCGCCTGACTGCATCGTAGTGTTAGACCATCCCTATCAACGCGAGAAAACCCTTGATCTCACAGAAGCTTTTATTAAAAAGTATCATGGACGTATCAAAGCTAAATTTATGGGTGTACCTCAAGGAAGTACCTTTGCGGAGTATATGCTGTGTTTTCAACTTATGAAACGCTACAACGAACTTAGCGTAATCGGCATCAATATGTTTATGGATTGGGAACATCCAGATTTAAGTAAGCTGGAAAAAACCGATCGTGTATGCCGCTTTCGTTCTACAGTTATGTTAAATATAAACGCCTCACTCACAGAACATAATAAACTTAAAGAGGGTAGCTTTAAAGCTATACATCTCCTAGGACTTACATTAGGACGAGAACTTGCTTTTGCTACGAATCAACATATGACTTTAATAAGGTCATGCGATAGTTCTTCAGCGTTCATACACGGTTATCAAGGTATACGTTACGGTAAGGAAGGTCTCGTCAAGAAAGACTGGGAGCACAAAATGGATTTCGCCATTCAAAAAATTAGCGGTAAACAACTGACTAATATATTACATAATGTAGCAGTCATTAATACAATGAAGGATTTCTAATGTCATACTATAAAGATCAAATTCTTGAAGAACTGGTGCAGGTAAAGCGTCCAGATATACCTGAATTAATTAAGTACCTTGAAGAAAGTGACTTCTTCACCGCACCAGCCTCAACACGATATCACGATTCGGAACCTGGAGGTTTGACATACCATAGCTGGACTGTTTTCAGATTGTTCAAGCATAAAAATGGTATTTATAAACTCGACCTACCTGGGGATACTATCCGTATAGCAGGATTATTACACGACGCATGTAAAATAAATTATTACAAAATGGGTAAAAAGTGGTACAAGGACGAATCCACGAATTGGAAGTGGGCTCAACAAGACGTATGGCAAGTAGAAGATCAATTCCCAGTAGGCCACGGAGAAAAATCCGTTATTGTACTACAGAAATATATTGCGCTTACTGAGGTAGAAATTTTATTGATCCGTTGGCATATGTCTTCGTTTGATGCTGCTACACATTTCTACCCACATAAATTTGCTTTTAATGATGCCTTAGAAAAATGTCCCGGTATAGTAGCTTTAGCTTCGGCTGATTGGGAATCGAGAATAGTACCTGAGGAAGGGGCTTCGAATGGATGAGTTTCAAGGCTTACACAGCGGGCTATTTCGATGGCGAGGGCTCCATTCAGATTACAGTAGATTATACATTACGTATTTCGATAGGGAATACGTGCCTATCTACAATAAAGTGGCTACATTCAATCTGGGGCGGGAATCTTTATGAATTTCGAGCTCCCACTTCAAAAAGAAGGGTTTTACGTTTGAATTTAAGCGGTAGCGCAGCTGCAAACTTTTTATATGAGATATTACCCTATTTACACGATAAAAAGCGCCGAGCATTATTAGTATTGAGTTTTTACAGGTATAAAAGGTTGTATAAACTTGGTAGAGGAAGCAGAAGTCCTAGAGACAAAAAAATACTTAAACGTCGTGAAGCTTATAAAAAGTCTTTAAGCGTTTTAAATCATAGGTAAAAACCTTTCGGAAAATACATAATAAAGGCTCTCGATTAAATTTTAATTTTAAATTTTGTATAATTATATAGAGAATAATCTTACTGTAACGAAGGAGGTTTTGAAAATGGCCGTGAATAAGTATGGTGTCGATATCGACGATCTCAGACAAGAGATGAAAGATATCGAGAGACGATCTGCGCGGGGTCCTTATTGGACGCCTCAAGTAGGTAAGAACGTTGTACGTGTTCTACCCGCCTCAGCGGAGGGGAAACCTTTCTATCACAAGGTGTGGGGACATTGGGTGCGTTCGAAAAGCACTTCTTTTCCATGCCTCAGTAAAATGAAGGGCGAGAAATGCGCCCTTTGCGAGGAGGTAGATAGGCTCCGCGAAGCTGGCGATCGTAAAAAGGCTAGCGGACTTAACGCATCCGCGCGTTACTACCTGCAGCTTGTTGATCGTAAGGCTCCCGAAAACGGAGTGCAAATTTTCAATACCGGTGCGACGGTATTCAAGGGTATTGTCGCTCTCCTCGATGACGAGGATTGGGGTCCAGGTTTGCTGGACATAAAGACGGGTTACGACATCGTTATCGAGCGCGTCGGAGAAGGTCTCGATACCACGTATCCATCCATTCGGGCTCGGAAAGATCCTTCACCATCAGAAATTTCTATCGAGGCCCTCCTCAATCTCGAAGATATCATCGATTACTATACCTACGATGAAATGCACGCTGTTGTCGCGGGTGAAGCTACCTCGTCGGCCCCTGCAGAGGCTCCACCCATTGAGGCTTCATCCGATACAGAAAGCAACGAGAAATCGCCGCCGGCGAAAAAGGGAAAGCCGGAGTGTTACAAGAAGTACAATCCTGATGACGAAAAATGTAAAGCCTGTGAGTACAATTTCGATTGCGAAATCGATACACCGGCCTCTTAATATGGTGAGTACCATCAGTAAGCTAGCCGGAAGTATATTGCTTCTATACGCGGTTTATTACGCTTTTACTAATCTATTCGGGATACTTCCTCCCCCAGCGGATCGCTGTAAACGTAGCATCTGGGAGATAGCGAATTGGACAATGGCTTTCGTGCGAACAACTTTAATTGCTTGTATCGGACTTATACTTTTACATTTGATATAAGGAGGTAATTTCATGATCGGCAGGAAGAGAGAGGAAGAGGTAGCAAAGGTAGCAGAGGACGCACGTGATACGGATGTGGTGGAAACAGAAACGCAGCCCGAGCCTCCCGCACGCACTGCCTCTGAAGATGTGCGTATCATTCAAGAAATGCTTAAACAACTTTTGCCCACAGCGCAGGAAGATCCTGTATCTATCAGCCGTATTCCTGAGCACTGCGCGGCAATTATGTCAGCAGCTTTGAACCTTGAATGGTTCGGACATACTGGAGGTAAGCAACCTCCGGGCAAGGAGCACGCTACGAATGTTATCGCTGTACGCATTTTCAATCTGGATATGACGCTCGCGGAATTTTTCGAGAAGGTACGGGGAATCTTACAGCGCGTCGAAAAATAATCAGCAACCTCCTGGTGTCAGTACGCCGCTTATATGTATTTATACGCTCTCATAGGCGGCGTACTTTTTAACTCTAAAAGTTTCATCTACTCCTGAAGTTCTTAGCCTAAAAGACTTTAAAAGATGGTTTACAAAGTTAAATCTCGATATTTAAAGTTTAATGGGTATATTTTAGAATCTTACGTAATAACATTAATAGTAATAGGGACAAAGTAAATTACTTTGTATGTACTTGGTAAAATAATACAATTTTTAAGTAGATTTGAAAAAAGGTTGTGCTTGTGAAAATACCCAGAACAAAAATTGTGAATCCTTCCGTATTCTTTGGGTTGGACATTATGGTGCGCAATGCTGGTATCGTGGGTATTAATGCTGAAGGCGATAAGGTCATATCCGAGATATGGGACTGTCCTCTTAAAGGTATTAAACGCGTAAATTTTTACTACGAACGCTTCTTAGAACTTATTTCGCAATATCCAAATGCTTATTATGGCCTAGAAGATTACGCTTATGGCAAAGGGGGGAAAAATTCACGTTCAGTTTTTACCATAGGTGAAATCACTGGTGTATATAAAATGCATTTATACAGAACACGCATGCCTTTATTTATATTTGGTATAGGACAAATCAAGAAATTTTTTACTAGTAGCGGAAATGCCCCCAAAGAAGATATGATTGATAAAGCTTTAGACATGATCGATTGGATACCAACACCCAAATTAAAAAAAGATATTAATCCTATTTCTCATATAGCAGATGCTTATGCAATCTCACTTATGACACGCTACTATGCATGTGGTAGTACCTCGACTCTAGAAGCGGCACAAATAAGTTGGTTGGAGGCGCACAATGCCGGAGAGTTTAATATTCGGTAACGAATTTAAATTAACTCTTCTGGCCCTTATTCTTAAGGATAAAAATGTAGTTACTAAATTAAGACATTTGAAAGATTTATCTCATGTATTTGAGGATGATCTTTCGAAGGCGTGTGTAGATATAATATTTGCTTTTTATAAGGAATATGATAATTTACCTACGCAAGAGCAACTACTATTTGAACTTGAGAAAAGAGGCCACGTTCAAGTACAAAAGGCAATTCAAGCAGCCCTTAATGTAGAAGTAGAAAACCCTGATTGGTATACCCAACAAGTATACGAATTTATACAGCAACAAAATTTTAAAAATAACCTCGTTAAAGCTGCCTCGGCCCTTGAAAAGGGAGATTTCGATAAGGCCACTTCGATAATCCAAGCTACCTCAAAATTATCACGTTCCAGTTCAAATTCAGGTTTAAATTTATTCGCTTCTATTGGAGAGCCTTACACTGAAGATGTACGTAAGGTAGCTACTTCTATCGAACCTCTTGATGAAGCTTTAGGCGGTGGTTTAGGCCTCGGTGAGCTAGGTCTTATAATGGCTCCTCCAGGCGTAGGTAAAAGTATGATGTTATGCTATTTAGGGAAGCAAGCAGTTTTACATAACTATAAGGTAGCACACTTTACATTCGAACTCTCTGCGGAGCGAACTCGCATGAGGTACGAAGCGAGTCTATCCGAAATTCCTATAAATGAATTGCGTATACGTTTTGAAGAAAAGTGTAAACGTATACATAAACTCAATTCTGACAACAAATTTGATAATAGTATTTACATAGTCGAATATCCAACTAAAACTTGCCCCATTGCTAAAATACAAACGCATCTTGATATGCTAGCCGACCAAGATTTTGTACCCGATTTAGTCATTGTCGATTATCTAGATCTTATTATGTGGGATCGAAGTATGGACAAACGCGATGGCTTAGGTGCAAATACGGAAGGCCTTCGTATGATCGCCGCAGAAAGAAAAATTCCGGTATGGAGTGCCACACAAACGAATAGAACTGCGGTGGATAAAATTATTTATGGGATGGAAAATGTTTCAGAATCCTTCGAAAAAGTAATGATTACAGATGTCATTATAACTATATGCCAAACAGAGGATGAGCATAAAAATAATACATGGCGTTTATTTGTTGCGAAGAATCGTAATAATAGGAAGGGTCAAGAAATAGAAAGTGAATACGATTTTGCTACTATGAATTTAGACATACGCAGTAGCGCATTAAATGCTGGAGGTTAAACATGATAAGTTTACCGGAAAGCATTTTTGATATAACTAATGATATACGCATAAATACTTATACGGCTGATACAAAAGTTGAGGCTTATCTACGGTCAAAACTTAATATAATCGAAATACCTAGTGCGGAGAGTTGTACATTAGCTAATATACCTATAGGTCTCACAAAAGAAGTATCTATAAAAACTGATATGAGCACGTATAGACGCGAAGAAATATTTTATATAGGTGAGCATGTAATTATGCAAACGCTTCTTACTATCGATAACGAGGGACGTATTACGTTAGACATAAGAGATTGAGATGTCCTATTTTAACATCGAAAAATTCGTAGAAACTAGTGAGTCTATCGAAAGACGCTCCAACGCAAATGAAATGTGTTTCACATGCCCTTTTTGTGAGGCGGATGGTAAATTTTATGTAAACCGTTCAACATTAAAATATTTCTGTCAAGTATGTAATTCCGGGGGAGGGCCTCGAAAAGACCTTAGCAATAACATACGTCTGGTGCCTCCAGCCACGCTACAGTTAATTCGAGTCCCTCCCGGATATATAGAGCTGATGCCCCAGCCAAAAAATATATTTCATTCTTTAATACGTGAAAAGCCTCTTATTAGAAATCTCTTGCGGGATAAAAATTTTCGTTGGGAAGACTTGCAAGGTTGGGAATTAGGCTATTGTACGCATGGGGCTTTCGAAGACCGTCTTGTTATACTTGTACATTTTAACGGACGTTTAGTAGCGTTACAGGCACGTACTTTAAATAATGCAAAACCCAAATACAAGAACCGCGCGGGTTCAGGTGTTTATGCTCAAATTTTTTATAATTGGGACCGGGCTAAACATTATGATCATATCGTAATTGTAGAAGGGCTTTTCGACGCGATGCGCGTCGGTTTCAATGCAATCGCGACAATGGGTACTGCTTTATCGACATATAGAGTAGACCTTATCAATCGCTTACATCCAAAACGTATTACGCTTGTATTCGATCCAGATCGCGCAGGCAAACGCGGTATGTATCAAGCCTCACGTAAAATATTTCCTACCATAGACGTTTGCAACGTTACTCTCCCAAAAGAAAAGGACCCCGCTGATATGAATCGCGAGGTCCTTCTAAAACTAATCGCTGAAGCTCAAAAGGTTACGTTAGCACAACTCTTTTAGGCCCCATCTTCCAGAACTGCATCGACATCTCCCAGAACTTCATCGACGACTTCGAACAGCTCATCAATGAGCTTATCGTCATAAGGTGTCGGCGATTTTGCGACGGCGTCACGGAGTTCAGCTTCGAATTCGTTCACCGCAAAGGACATGATCCGCACGATCCGGACGACGGTTGCATTCTCTGCACCGGTATTGTACAGCATCAGGAGAACGTTGGAGATGTAGCCCATAACCATCAAAAAAACCGGATTCAGACCGGATGAGGCGACTGCGGTGAACTTCGCTGCCAGGATTTTGAATTTCTCATTCATGATGTTACTCCTTTTTTTGAATTCTTGCCTTATGGCATTAAGAGGCTACTACGCCTCTATAATTCTATTAAGAATAGGTACTTCTAAAAGTTTTGGATGATATATTTTGTGCCCGTACAGTCCATCTTCACCGCGACAATCTCCATGGTCGGCGAATACAAAAATATGTATAGGTTTCGGTAACAGTGACAATAATTTTGGAAAATGGCTATCTACATAGTGTATTGCGGGCATCTGACCTCTGAATGAATAGGGCATATGTGTATCCGAAATATTTATAAAGAAGAATAATTTTTCTTTCTTAGGTAACAATAAACCTTCCATGTACGCTAATTGGTTCTCAAATGCTCCGGAAACTTTTTCGGAGAAATCCGTTTGCCAATGAATTCCATCTTTAAAAAATTGTCGCCAAATTTCTCGCGATAAACACGCACGAGTATCAAACCAACTAACCCCGCCTATACCGACGGTTTCGTAGCCTAAGCTTTCTAAAGCTTTCACAAAATTAACATCATCATGTATACGATAATGATGTCGTATGCCCAAACCTGGATGGTGTGTACGCACGTTAAATACTTGAAACCAACGCTCGGTTTTATAATTATAGATTCCGGGCTTCGTACTTTGCGGAAGCCATGCGTTATGAAATAATGCAAGATGTACAGGTAGCGTAAACCATCCACAAGACCATGCTTGCGTAAATTTACCTAATTTATCTATATTAGGCGTTAACGCTTTATATGCGATATCGTAACGAAGAGAGTCCAATACAATAAAAGCGATATTTATAGGCTCTTTACGTAGATCTACGTTATAACGCATCCCGCACTCTTTTCTTTTCGCGCAAACATTTATCCAAGGCAGTCCCAGATGCTCCGAGTACTGTGAGGCCGAAGCCTACCCAAAAACTATCCGCTTTAATACCCGCTAACACTGCCGCGGGTATTTGCGGGATAAATGCACGCAAGAATCTTCGCAAGACCGATATTTTAGCATAGCGAGGTAAAGGCGTTCGAACTGTTTTGTCGAACGCCTTTATACGCTGTAGCGTTTTACTTTCGGCCACTACCTTGACCCGTTTTACGCGTAGTAGGACATCCACCGCGTCCTTGATTGGCTCGTGTACCTTTACCCGAACCGTCCCGTTTCGGAACACTTTTTGTCGCCACCGTAGTTATCTCCCTATTTTTACATTATGATATCGTATTCATTATTTTATTGTAAAACTCTTTTATAGTGGTAGCGTTCCAGATATAGAATCTACCTTTAAAATTTAACATCGCCTTGGGCTTCTTAGAGTTCAAATAGCTGGGTATAGATACATGTATAAATCTTGTACGATAATCATCTGTTATATATAATATAACTTGATGCCAGTTATGTTGAAGATGCACTTCGATAAAATCGAATGCTTGTATTAGCAAGTTATTATTATACGTGGGATCTAAAAAACCCCAATCAGCAGCCTCGCATAAAACATGCTGTGAAGTTTTACTACCTCCGATTTTAGTATTTAACTCTTGAGAACGTTTTCCGGACGTAATAGCCATAGGACATTGAAATTTATCACGTACAGGTTGTAGGAGTAGCTTGGCGATGAAAAAACTCTTATACTTTTCAAGGGCATCGAAAGTAATCTGCGAGGCTAGCTCTGGATATTGTTCTGACGCCGCGAACTCGTCTAAATAGAAATTATCCGTAAGCTTAATAGGTTTTACGCGGGCTTCTTTTGACATCGTAATGCTCCTTCCAAATACGCATAAATTATCTTTCAATAGCAAATACATCATAGCGCATGACATATCCGTAAGCCTTGGCTGTTTCATCGTATAATTGCTGCGCGGTTAATCTAATAGTTAGCACAGCGAACATCTCAATCGCTTCGATACGAGCGTTAGCCAATTGAGTTTCCAAAGTATTTAAGATTTTGCTGGCTTCATCATAACCATCGGTCGACCAACCCCATATTTGTAAAGTTCCATCGAAAGTTTCTTTCGTACGACCTACGGCATGCCCCTGTAAAACTTCCAAGTTCGCGCAGGGGTATACAGGATTGGATACCTTCGCGAGCTCAGACGGATAAAAACGATCCTCAATTAAATCGCGTACTGCTTGCGCGTCGAGTCCGTAGTAGCGTACTGCATTATACAATTTGCGAACGTCCATTAGAAAGCTCCTGTAAGAAAACCTACGAGGATGAGTCCTCCAAGTGTGCCAGCCCCGATCCCAACACCCGTCCAGAATTTGGACTTAGGCTTGGGAATCTTCTCAAAATATTCTTTAATAAGATTTTCTTTATGGGGCGTTATACTTAAATTATTCTCAAAATACTTTGCGGGCATAAATCCGTAGGCTTTTACAACGGATTCTACATCCACCAAAGATCTACCCTCAGTGCCTAGTAATACCTCACGAAATGTTTTTTGCGATACTATAAGTTCCGTGGGAGATACCTCAGATGGTACAAACGTAGTATCAGGACCAATCTTCGCTGGAAGTTCTTCAACATCGCTTTCCAACTCCCCAATACGTTCGATTAACTCGGCCATTTCTACTTTCCACGTTGTATCAGGAGGTACGGGAGCGAATCGTACAAGAACTTCATCGGGGATATGATCCCAAACGGGCTTTTCAACGATAACCTCAATCTTTCGAGGTTTGACAAAGTATAAAACCGTGAAAAATGATAATACAATTAAAAGTACCGTATAAATTATAGTAGACCATTTCATTTTATTTTACCTCCTACACGCTTAAAGGTTTACTTTCTAACAAGAATATAGGTTTGAATATCATCTTACCCACATGACCTGCATAAACGTCTCCGAAATATTTTTGCTCAAATCTTCTATCCCATTTAACCGCCACCCAGTATTCATAATCGTAATGTGGTTGCAACCATACAAAAGCCGCTTCGGATAAAAGTAATCTATAATACTCAGTCTGAGCATCGAGATAATCATATTCCAATACGAAATTAGGTGCCCAACCTTTAACGTATTCTTTTAAAGTACCATCTACAAGACGCGCTGAAGACATAATATCTTCATCGTAGATAGGCTCATTTTTATTCGGATTATATGGAAATTCCGAATATAAATCTGTCGTAATACTTCTACAGGAAACTTTATCTATATAAGTATCATTCGCGTAACTGCCTCCAGCCACCGCAAAAATATCGACATTAAATGCTTGTAAAGTAGACGTCGTAAAAGCAAAGACTCCGAAAAAATGTTTATAGTCTGCCGTAATAACTTTCGTCTGCGCTGCAAGGGATTCATCTACAGCGGATATTAATACACTACAAGTTGCAGCAGCAGCACCCTTAACATAGAAAGATAACGCATAAGATCTTCCAGCCAACGCCGAAGATTCCTGTATTGCATATCGAGCTCTAGAACGCGATACTTGCGCTCCAGCGTCTACGATTTTACATGAATAATCTCCCCAGAAAGTATCAGAGTCTAATACACGCGAAATTTTACTTGCGCTAGGCGAACCAGCCCATCCATTAGTATTAGCCTCAAAACTTTGATTGGCAATAAGTTCAGAGCCGCAAATAAGAAATCGTGGGCGGCCTGACCCTCCGAGAACTGTCGACCAGTTAAGACTCATGACTTTCCAATCCTTTTATACTGAGTTTGCCTGTTTTAGATGATAATCTTAATTCTGCAAGTACCCATTTACGGTCTCTATTTAAAGGATAAAAACGTGTCGGGTATAACAATTGTACTATATCAAATGGATCTAAAAAGGGTGCAAAAGGTAATACCTGAGTTAAAGCTTTTCGTTCGCGTCCAAATTTACATAAAAGCATATCAGCAGCATGCCCCGATAAATTCTGTATCTGTATAAAAGGATTACTATCTAATGCAAGGGTCCTTTGTTCACCCCTCGCAACACCTCGTATTGTTTCACCGCTCTCATTTTCAAATGCCCAACTTACGGTAACTTTATCGTAACAATGCTCCCAACGCTTAGGTACTGGACCCGGCTCAGCATAGGCAGCAATACCCATCGTAGGATCTATTGTAAAAGGTTTGTCAATAGTACCTCGACCCTCCCATACATAATAAGTAGCTATTACAGGGTCGGCTTCTGTACCAGAGGCATCCGTTCCTCTAAAAACTACAATGAATGGATCTGAAGGTATAGAATCTACTAATGTAAGAGTTATAAGAACATCTCGTATTGTACCCGTTAAAGTTAAGGTAGCGTTTACATCCGTAGGATTAGCTTGTGTATAAACAAATCCAAAAGCTTCTACTTGTATAGAGGCCCAATCGACGTCAATATATGTTATCGGATTGTATTTTAAATGTATAGATACAGATGTTAAATTACTTAACGTTTGATCCGTAGTGGGTAAGAGATCCTCAAAATAAGGTCTGCCTTGTATGTAAGGTTTAGTTGTTAAACCTCCATAGGCACCTATATCATGCATAGGACCGAGTTTACCCATATAAAACTCAGAGTAGGGACTTAACCGATCATCGTATCTATCCGGACTACCTATGTTAATCAGCTTAGAATCCCCAGACTCTAAATAGCCGAAACCCATTTGAATAAGCTTTTCATACAAATCATCCCATGCAAGTTCGTGCGTAGTCACCAATATAAAACCTAATGCGGTCCATGCTATATATGGAAAAGTAGCGTTAAATTCATGAAAAGGTCCGTAGGATAATTGCGTAATCGTATTAATCCAGTTAGAATCTTTAGATAAATCTTTATGCAGTATATGTAAAGGCGTTTTATACAAAGGAACATCACGCCCATCAAGAAAATCGTCTCTACGTGTATAACCATCATCATAATCCCACGTAGATGAATACCAGTTACCTCCTTGCTTCCACTTCAAAAAAGGTCTATTCACGCCTAGCATCGAATTAGGAATTACCGTGACGGCTCCAACATAAACGTGTTTATACTTAAAGGGATTGATTGCTACGTCAACATCTTTAAGCATAAATACATAAGGGCCTTGATGAGAACCTCCTTCACCGCTACTCCACGTATAATATCCAAAAGCTAAGCGATTCATCCCGTACGCCGCATATACGACTCCAGAACCTACTGACCATCCTTCAGTACTAATTCCATACAAACGTTGCGTTATACCTTCACTAGCCCACATGCGTGTTTCATGTGTAGTAGTATTAGATTCAGTAGCCGAGGCTCCTGAATCTTCATAATGGCGCGGTGTAGGACAATCCTCGAAATTGCAATAACTAAACGTAAGTTTTTGATTTGTTAGTAAATAGGATATGTATTCATTAATAGTTTGAAATGCACAATCATTTACGATGTGTTGCCCGGAGTTGGATTGTATTCTTATCACAATATTAAGCTGTGCGAAGGTACAATTACGTATTAAAATACCTTGTGAGCCTACCACATCACAATTTATTCCTATAGGCCAGTTACCGCTATAATCGTTACGTCCGGGTCCTATAATAGCAACTTGTTCTAATTGTACGCCTAAAGCATTTTTATAATAAATAAGGGGTCTATAAGTTTTACCTACGGGCTGAGCATTTACACCCCAATATCTAAATACGATACGTTTTATATGTAAAAGAGCACTCGCGTTATCTACTTCGATAATTTGATGCGCCCTATATACATGACCTATTTCTACAACAGGCAACGAGCCTTGTGCATCGACACGACCTTCAATAAGCAAACTTTTATTACATGGAATCCCCGTAGTAGTATCAGGTACTGATATTATATGAGTACCCGGCATTACGATAATTGTATCACCATCGTTCGCGGATATTATAACGGCGCCTAAATCGTCACCGGTATAAGGATATACGTAATGCGTAGCCATTATAAATGTAGATCCTTTATTTTTATAGTGTTATCTTCGTGCACACGCATATGCATTCCGAGGGGCGCACATAAATGTTCGAACATCTCGCGCCCATTCATATCAGACAGATCTGCATACTGAATACGCGGATAAAATGTACTGCTTATCTGAAAAATATTACCCTTATGAGGCCCTGTAAAACCCAACACGCGATCTGATGCGGCTATCATAGTAGGTATATCAAATTCATTTTCATCTGGAGTACCTACTTCTTCAATTTCAAGCCACTGCCCTGCTGTACGACTTGCGTCAAAATCAGCCCGCATTATTACAGCGCCTACCTGGCCAAAGCGTACATCGCATACGGCGAAATACATCTTTTTATCATTAGCATTATATGCGAAAGATTTAAGCTGGTAGTATGGATTGCTTCCTATATCAATAGCGTACATTTTATTATTTATATGATCATATACCATGTAATAATATTTAAGAGTAGTTCTATCTAAAATACACCCATGAAAAACGTTCTCTTGTACGCTATAGCAAAGTTCTAAAGCCATTGTATATACATTAATACTCATCGCAGAACCTTCTTCAAAAGCATCCCCGCTATAAAATAGCCATTTATCCTCGAAGCCCCCCTCAGTTAATTTTACAATCCAAGCCCGCGAATTGATTAACTCATTTTGAAAATGATCTCTCCACCAGATCATACTTGCGTATAAAGTTTGATTTGTACTATCCCATGCCGCATGTAATACTTGCGCATGGGGTGTATTACCTTGAGTACTACGTGTTGTAGTATTCCCTAAATGATCAAAGTATTTATCGTACCACGCATCGCCTAAAACTGTCGTACTAGGATTACCATCCCATAAACGTCCAATCCATTTTTTATTTGTAGGATCCCATACAACATAACCCGGCTGCCCTAACTTCCACATAGGCTGAAAATAGCCCACGGTAGAATCTTGCACGTTATCTTGGAGTGAATAAAATCCTGCTGAGGGTAACCAAAAAGGTCCCTTAGTATCGATCATAGACCAGCCGCCACCCGTCAAACTCCATTGAAAGCCCCAATCTCCATATGCATTACCTATACGCCCCGATCCAAAAATATCCGTGCGTTTTCGTGCAAGCGCGTGACCTTGATACATACCAGGCTTTACACCGTAGGGGCCAAGACGTAAATAATTATTATGCGTAAACGGTACAATTATATTTTCGCCGGCTCCATTAGGCCATGCAGCTTCCATAGGACCTCCGTCCACTTGAGCTTGCCCGACCATACAATCCTTGTAAGTAGAACTGGGACTCCATACAACAGGCTTTTGGCTACCCGACCTTGTAGTCATCACACCTGGATATAGAGATGCGTAATCCTCACCATCCCATCCCGCAGTAGCTTCTAAGAACGAATGTACGAATGTGTATTGTTCCGTATCGCAGCTAAATGCGCATGCGGGGGCGTTCATCCATGCGTTGTTATCATCAGACTGCGGGGTATTTTCGTCTATGTTATAGTATTTATCGTCATAGGGTTTCCACGCAACTCCTCTTACATAGGTACAACCGGAATCCTGCGTGATAGTTAAACGAAAAATATGCAGTATAAACTCTTCATAACGTGGTACGATCGCAATACGTTCCGCGTCGCCGTTTTCAGGAACTTGCCATAGCTCATCTTCTAAGCCCACATATAATGTAGAGGTTTGATCATCCCACGCAAGCGCTGTAGGTATTTTATTAGAACCCGTTATTCGAGGTAACTTACCCCACACACCTATTTTATCAGAATCCCATGTATACTTCATAGCATCGATTGTACGACAGCTCTCGGGGAAACCAAATGCTGTTGCGGCTCTTTGGGCTAATGTATGATAATCGATCATATGATACCAAGATCCAATTATGCCATTCTTTTTTATAACAACAGCGTCTTCAACATCTTCCAAAGGTATCTGATCATGCGATACGGCCACATCGACGCCCATACCGTCGGAATCCATTACACGAAAAGCTCTTTGAATTTGTGAGATAACGGCCGTACCAGATACCATAGAATCCTTGCGCACTTTTATAGCATAGACAGCTCTATATGTATCCAAGGCTCCAGCATAAACATCTGTACGAACCCAGTCATGTGGAATATTCCAAGTTACTTTACCGTTATTAAAGAAATTACTAGTTTCATCCGTTAACTCGTCTGCGTCGAAAGCGGTATAATCTCCCCCGCGCCAATACATATATGAAAGCCAACCTGAAAAAGTAGAACTCTTATCCAGTGTTAAATCAAAGCCTGTAAAAGGTTTACTACACAGTAAATATATTTCAGAATCATAACCTGCGAGGCATGAAACAAGCGAATTTTCGTCTACATTAACATGCTTACCATAAGTTACACGATCAGTTATATCTGTCCAAGAACCATTTTCATGTAGTAATACTGCGACGAAAGATCTTGACAGTTCTATAGGAAGGCCTTCTCCGAGTCTTAGAGTGGGTAAACCTTCTTTATGTACGTAAGGTTTATACTCATCTTGTACTATAAAAAATATAGAACCGCATTCGTCTGGGTAACGACCCGAATGCTTTACAGAAATAGTATTACCCTCTGCATCGTATAAATACTCGGTTTGCTCGCCCTGACGTTCGTACCAGGGGCCGCCATCATATCTAAAGTAATACGGAGGTCGATATTCTAAAGTTTTCAAACCCGGCTTGTTACCCACCTGCACTTCATAAATTTCAGCACCTTCGATACGCGCACTTTTCCATTTAAATTCAACTATACGTGGACCATACTGTAGCGGTGTATACGCTGAAGGTACATATCTAAGAGCTTTTATACCCGATATAAAATAGAAAAGACCTTCTTCGCGACAAACATCAAAAGCATCATAAGTTTCAAGTACTTTTTCAAAGCCTAAAATACGCGCTATTACAGATTTTGAAGCTAACGCATGATCAATTTGTTTTTGATTAGCTATACCGCCCATCCATAAAAGTCTGTCACTGGGTAGATTTCTATAACCAGTATGTATTTGAAACCAGATCTCGTAAGAGGCATCAATACGATAAAAATCTCCTGCTTGTACACCATCGGCTTCGGGATTAGTCGAAAAGCTATCTTCGAAATCTGGTAATACTGCCCAGGAATTCGTATCGCTAAAAATAATATAATAACGTTTACCGATAGCTTTGCCAGATAGAATTTCACAAAAACCTGTTAAAGTAAATCCTGTAAAATCTTGCGCCGTATCGCGTAATATATCGTTTGCCACAGCCGTTAACGTACCATCAAAAGTTGTCGGATATAAAATACCCTCTTCATTATCTTCATCGTACAAAGCGCTATCTTCGTTATCGAATTCAGCCGTAGTCGAATCGCAAGCAGTGCGCTGCAAAGTCTGCCCGGTTATACTCTTACGCATATCGCCTAATTCAATAAGGCGTTCTGACATCGAAGTAAAACCTACCGTCGTGATCGACGGTTCTGCGCCTACGCAACGACCTCCACGTGTATCGAGTAAGAGACCCTCAGTAGTTACATAACCTGTACGGGGAGTACTACTCTCAGGCTCACCTACAGCACGTCCTAAGCGAGCCGAAGCTTCTCCATCGTGAGATTCATCTGCTACACCGCCGTAAACGCCTATATCCGAAAAAGCGACGCCTCGGCCTATATAGGCAAACAAACTATCTATATAATCATCAAATAATGCAGGAATTCCTACGTCTACAAAATCAGAATCTGGATATATACGTTCAAAACCTAATGCATCGTAAGTAGAAGTTGTTAAAGGGATTATACTATGTAAACAGGCACTTCGCGGATCTTGCCCCGCCACAGCAGTTTTCCACGCGCCGAAACGTAGCTGTGTTACAGTACCCGACCAATCTCCCTCGCCCGACATATCAACCGTAACAGTCTGAGGTTGCTCGTTTTCGATATCCAAAGCACTATCAAATACATATAGATCGTTTTGACCTAATATTTTTGTATACCACGTAGACCCTATTTTGTATTGTATAAAAGGATTATTATTATCATCACCGCTTTGCATCTGTACAACACCTTCAATCACCAAGTACTGCCGTGTGTCGGCGTCGATAGCAATAGCATCAGGAGATTCTATATAAACTGTATCGCCGCAATCACCTAATACGTAATCAAAAACGGGAAAAGCGCTACCTGTATAACTATCAACGCTACCGGATTGTGCCCATTTATGACGCTGTACAGGATAACAATAGGCGTCAAAAGCTCCAGGAACGGGAACTTCAATTCTATCTTCAATATAGTTAGCAATAGTACCTCGAGCCGCCTGGTTTAAAAATGAAGGATCAAGGGTTGAAATATCTGTATACTCATGTATTAGCTTGCCTTTGTAGGTTCGCGTAGATAAGTAATCACCGCAGTTATAAAAATTACAATTAAAAGCTTTTAACGCGCACGCTTCATCGAAAAAAGGCCACACTTCAAGTACTCCGACATAATCGGGGGTTTGTAAAACTATTCCCCTTATATTAGAAAGAGAACAATTCTTAAAGTAATACGGTAAAATATTGGAAGCATAAGGATGGGTAGGATCGTAGTAAGCTCTAAGCATCACACCCCTATAAAAATGATCAAATACACAGTTATAAAAGTACCTGGGGTAGTGAGACCCTCCGGCATTCGCGAACAATTTAAGTCCTGATTGATGTACAGAATTAGTTATAGGAGAAGGCCTTCCAAGAAAAGCGCACTGTGAGACTTCTGTATACCGAGCGCGCCAATTCGCGGCAAAGGTATCTCCAGTAGGAGTAGGTGTAGACTCTACATAACCATAAAACTTAAAAATTATACGTTTTACACTCAACGCCGCAGTAAATAATTCGTACATTCTAATATCAAATTGTCCTCTATATCCCAGATCAGAATATGATCCTCTAATAAGTACCGTAGGAAACACGCCATTAGAATCTACACGTCCAATAATATTAAGGGTTCCCGCCATATTAAGAATTATAAAAGGAGCCTCTACATAATGTACACCAGGCTCTAAATACAAATTTACATACACATTTACGGCATAATACGTTTCTAAAACAGTTTTCGCTTTTACCAAGGTTTTCCAAGGAGAACCCTCGTCACCGCTATTTCCATCGTCACCGTTAATATAATCTATATAGTAAGAATAAGTTGTCATTATACATCCCTAACTTCCATAGCTTTCATAACACCTTTAGAATTAAACCAAGTAATAAACCATTTATCGTCTTTTCTAAATCCTAAACCTCGGTAAGATACGGCAGGTACATCTTTTAAAAAAGCTTGTTGCTGCATATGCGTAAAATACTCTTCAGCCATATCAGGGGCCTTATGAAAAAAACCGTTACTAAAATGTATACCTAAGGCAACGATTTTTAAATCTTGCTCTTCGCAAAACTTATTAAGGCGCCTCCAACCCATTCGTAAACATCTATCCCCACCCATAACTTCTTCATTCGGATACTTCTCAATAACCTTTTGACCATCCGACAATTTCGCAATAAAACGTCCTATAAACATAAATTACCTCTTAAGATACATATTCGGTAACCACCCTAAACGTAATATCCTCAAAAGTCCCAGAGGTTTTCGCACGGGCGGATACCGCTACATGCCAATCATGCGTCATAGTTGCTACCGATGTTATAGTAAGCCTCAAACGATCATTATTCATATAATTAAGAGTGGACCACGCAGAATTGCCTACTTCAAATCCGTAAAGGCTTACATCTCCATCAGCGGGTACGTGCGAAGAATCTGCACCGTAAGCGTCGAAGAAACTATTCGTAGTACCTACAGCACCCATCGCATGCGTCGTAAGTCGTATACGTAATGTACTCTCTGCAGCAGAGACGTTACTTATAGCAACAGTACTTCCTCCAACACCCGCCTGGGCATTACTTATAAACTGGCAGTTAGGCAATGCCCCCCCAGAAGTCGTCAAAACCATATGACGAACATAAGTACCCTCTTGGCCGAGTGTATCTCCAGTAATAAGAGGCGTAGTAAAACCGCCGCCGGGACCCGTAAATAAAATAGCCTCACTAGAACCTACAACAGTACTTAAATTACCGCCTCTCCATTCCCATTCGTTGAGTGGCATGCTAATTACCTCCGCCAAAAATTGAGTTTACAAAGTTAAATCTCTTTATATTAAAAATCCTTAGCATATCTTATAACCTCATATATTATATCGATTTAAAACCTTAACAAAGTAAATTACTTTGTATGTAATTGGAACCTTATATGAAATTCTCAAAGATTTGGATAATCAAGTCGTACCCACGGTAAATTTAAAATCTAAATCCCTCAGAACATGCCCCCCTACATTAGTCTGATCCAAGTATATCGTACTTATACTAAAATAAGTATCAGTACCGTCAAACGCGGGAGTATTTAAAATAGTTCCTATATTAACGAGAGGAGTCGTTTTAATAAGAATACTATCATCTTGTTGAAAGAAACGTGCCGCATTGCCATATACACTAATAGTACGTGCTACTACGCCCCCGAGCGTATAACAAGCTCCTACAATAGAACGTATAGGCCCCGGATACTTTGCGTAGGCCTTTATACGCATAATAGGCTGGGATACTGACTCAGCCTTTAGTTTCTGTATAAAAGTGTCACTTACACTCTTCACTCAACACTCTCTCCAGCAATATCTCTTAACTCTTCTAAATTACGTCTCTTCGCAGGTAATACCTTATCACGATAAATACGATCCCAGCCTTCCTGATCATCTACCATAGAAGGACCTTCGAATACAAATTGATCGTTATAATGTACAGTTATAGATCTTGCGCCTCCTAAACCCCTCGCGGATGGATGTCCTAAAGGTATAATAGCTTCGGGGCCTGCTTCGCCTATAATACCTAACATAGGCTTAGTTACAATACCACCTGCAGCGAACTTCGTAACCGAAGCTAGAATAGCTGTTACCGCAGCAACCGCAGCTCCAATAGCCACTAGGTTTAATGGAAACGGAATCCCTGCAGCGCTTTTTACAGCACCCGTTTTGGCCGCAGCCGAGTCAGCAGCTATTTCAACAATAGCACGCTTAAGAGACATTGCCATCATTTTAAGCTGTTGTGTAATCCACTCAGCGAGCATTTCACTTAAAAGTTTAATCCAATATTTTTTCATACCGTCCCAGATAGTTACATAGAACTTCTGGAAACTGTTCATATACTTTTTCTTCTCTTCTGTATATTGTCTGTCTAACTCAGCCAATTCCTGATAGTAACGCGCTGTTGTAACTTTACCCTCAACGAGTTGATCCCGTAAAGAGCGCTTACGTTCATCAGCTTCCATCTGTACAAGAGTTAATGACTTTCGACTTTGCTCGAATAATTCTTCATATAAATCTACAAAAGCATTTGACAATTCACGGCGTATTTCTACAGAAACATCTTTAACGATTTCCTCAAAACTACGTACCTGAGATTCATTAACTAATTGCAAAGCGCTGTAAACTCTTCGCCATACATCTGTATACTTCCCGCCAGCAACTTCGATTTGAGAGAGTAATTTTGTAAAGGCTTTAGAACGATCTTCAGCTGAGACATCTTCTAAGTTACGTATATCTTTAAACGCACGTTCCCAACCTTTAATCATAGGCTTTAAACGCTTATAGGTTTCCCACTCTTTTACAGTCATACCCTCTTCAATACGATCTATAAAATCTTTCCATGTATTAAGAGCTGCCTGCTGCTCGATCTCAGGTATAAGAACCATTTTACGCCACATCTCTTGCGCGGCAGGAGGTAACTTATCCATTTCAACTTCAAGTTGAACAGCTAACTCGGCAAACTGCTGTCGCATATCGGCTACGAGCTTCGGACTACCCATTACCTTAGAAGACAATTCCTGAAGTTCTCTTATACGATCTAATAACTCCTCCGGAAAAGCTCCATAAGCCTCTTCAATAGCTTTACGTACGCCCTCCCAAAGATCACGAATTTGTGACTCATCTATATTAAGCTCGCCCGACGCGCGTAGATTATAAAGAGCCTCAAAAGCTTTAAGCATCGAATCGGCCTTCGTACGTAATATATCAAGAGGCTCTTCTCCTAGGGCCCTAAAGTTATTTAAAGTAGCAGCTGAAATACTCGCAATCTCTTGTGCCAACGCATTAAATTCGGGAGGTACTCTCCCAAAGGCTCTTTCAATTTTTTCAACAACCTCTTCCCAAGCATCCCCGATAACCTTGGCTGATAAACGAGCATCTTCCGGAAGACGTCTATTTTCTTGTATAAGTATAAGTAACGCGGCGGCAGCTGCGCGAGCTTCTTTTTGTAATTTTGAGGGCATGTCAACATCAAGCGTAGACAGAGCCTGTATCATTTCTAATGTATATCCGGTCATACGTAGCGTAAGAGCTCGATACTTTTCGGGAATCTTTCCAAAAGCATTCATTAACTTAGGTACAAAACCTTCTACCCAAATTTTGGATAATTTCTCAGCTGAGTAACCTCCGTCGCGCCATATAGTATTAAAAGCCCAATCAGCTTCTTTGGCAATAGCAGCTAAGTGCTGGGGCATATCCATACCGAGTATCTCAAAAGACGCTTTTAAACGCGCGGTAGTAGCCCTACCTTCATTGAACGCCCTTTGCATTTCACGCATCTTCGCTCGTACTACGTCGGATACATTTGCCGTATTTAATAACTCCGAAACAAGCTCAGAAATTTGTTGTTTAAGACCTGCAGAAACGTCTTTAGAATTTGAGAGTTCCGTATACATAGAAACTAAAGATTTACGGAAATTATCTGTGAGCATATCACCTTCTGATATACCATCAAGAAGCCTTACCCACATTTGAACATAGTCAGAACCACTCTTTTTACCTGCAGCCAATTCCGCGGAAATCTCAGCTATACGAGCCTTTGTACCTGGCGTAACCCTACCTACCTCACCCACAGCATCTATTAGCTCAAGTAAACCTTCTTTTGTCGCATCCGTGTATACAGGTGTATTCTTTAACGTTGCGCCTAAATCATCCAAAGCCTTTTTAACTTCTAAAGTCATTGGTGCGCCACGTTGTAGAGATTCAATAACCGACTGCCAGCGATCGCGAAGCTCATCTGTGGGTTTTACAGAATTATCAACTTCTTCTGTTAAGGCCTTTAAAGCGCTTGCTAACTCTCTAGATGCCGCAAGTTCGGACCACTCTTCACGTACAAGACCTATCTGACGTAAAAGCCATTTAAAAGAATTACCTAAGAGTTTAACAGCAGCGGTAACATCTTCTAAACCAGCTATACCAAGTGTGATTGTCCTATAAAATACGTCTAAAGCTCCCGAGAGTAACTGAAGCTCCTTCTCTAAAGAAATTAACGCTTTAACAACTACAAATATAGCCGCAGCAATTAAAGCAAATTTAGCTACCAATAATAAGAAAGGCGCAAATGCTATACCGAGTGTTTTCAGTATTGCTATAGTAAGTGTCACTGCCGCTGTGAGTCCTGCGGCGGCGGCGCCGGCGAATAACAAATCGCCGGAAAATTGCGCGACTGCTGGAGTAATTTTCCTTAGAACCCCCATAAGCGAATTAAGACCCTCCACTAAACGTTTTACTGTGCCTAACCAGGGTAAGGCAGCTTGCGTACGGAGAGCATTGAAATTTTGTTTTAGTCGATCTAACGAAAATGCCATAGCTTTTGCTTGCTTTTCAAACGCAGCTTGTGTTTCCCCCGCGGCATGGAGCATTACATTATAATCTTCCGCGAAGCCCGATACCTGCTGAATCAAAGCGTTAACACCACGCAATGCACGCATCTGTCTAAACATCTGTCCGACCTGCTGGGGAAGAAGATCACTCAATTTTTCCATTACAGAAACAAGGCCTTCAGTCTGCAATGTGGTCAAATCTAAATTAAGTCCCAGGCGTGCGGCTGCCTTGACAGCATCTTCAGTAGGTCTAAAGAACTGTAACAGCGTTTGATTAATAGATGTAATAGCCACGCCCGTATCTAAACCTGCTCGAGTCATTGTAGTAACTGCGGCCATTAGCTCTTCAAAACTTACACCCGCAGCAGCAGCAGTAGCGGTAGCGCGACCTATAACAGGAGCGAGTTCTTTAAAAGTTGTAACACCTCTTCGAATAGTTGCGAAGAAAACATCAGAAACCTTTGCGGCCTGGTCGAACGACATATTATAGGCCATCAATACGGAAATAATCGCTTTGGTAGCTGTAGCAGTTGAAGTAAGACCTGCTCTAGCAGCACGCATAGAAACAATCAAAACATTCAAAGCATCAGAAGCCGGAATAGTCGCGGACAAAATATCATAAAGACCTTTTGCAGTCGCAGCGGCAGTTTCTCCAAACTCCGCCGAGAGATTTATAACATTCTGCGTGAACGTTTTTACCCATTTATTAACAAAAGAAAAAGCTTGCCCAGCCTCATCACGTAAAAGAGTTGCGACATTAGCCATGTCCTTCTGCAACTCGATCGCAGGTTTTAATTGACTACGTAATAGTAAAGCCCCCGCAGCCATTGCGGCGAATACTCCAGCCGCAATAAGTCCCATCTTACCCAATTTAGTATTTACGATTTCTATAGCGGCGGAAGCTATCTTAGAGAAAGATAGGATAGTTACTTTCGCTATGCGAAAACGCTTAATAAACTCCCAAATCTCTGCGACGAGCTTAATTTTTAAAATACCTAAAGCCATTTATTTTGCCTCAACCAAATCGGACAAACCGCTTAAATTGTGCTTTAATGCATTCGCACCGTCATGATCTACAACCTTACCGTCATTACTAGCATGTGGAAATTTAGATTTTTGAGTTGAAGATTTTTCATACTCCTCTTTCTGCATGTCCGCGGCAGCTTCTCTCATAGAAGAAATAGCGGGTATTAAGCGCCTTATAACACCCCGAGGCATACTAAGAACTTGCTCGGGAGTATAATGACAGTTTGCCGCGAAGTATGCGAGGATGAGAGAAACTTCATCTGCTACGGTTAACGGGGGCTTTTGTTCGTCCGACTCTGTAGATTTGCCCGTATTTTTCGCGTAGCACTTTCGAAGTCGACGTCCATACTCTCCATCAATTTGAGTAGCCTGGTCATCCTCGTTAGCAAAAAAGGGAGTAATACTTGAATAATAACGCCTAGTTCAAGCTTCTCCTCGACAAACTGTATGTCTTTCCCGACGATAGTAGCAGTTATACGTGTTATCTCATCGGGAGCCAGTTCCGCAATTTTCAAAATCAGGTCTAAAAGTTTTTCCTTACGCATTAACTCGGCTTCTTTGAAAACCTCGGTATCTTCAGCAGAAGTACCAGTAGCCGGCTTCTGAAGCTTTATAATAGTATCCCAAGTAAGGCCTAGTTGCTGACGTACATCTCCCAGGAGTTTACCAACGGATTTAACTACCTGTAGCTCCATACGCCAACTTGCTACAGGTATTTCCACAGTTTCATCTGTGTTAGTTTTAATCTCGGTGGGCATTGAGAGAAGCTCGCCAAGTCCTTCGATAGGATCAAACAAATCTTCTTTGCTTTTCTCGGTGTTCATAGAAGTCACTCTCCTCTTATAGACTTGTATTAAGCCTTTTCGTACACCAATTTAATAAGCCGCTTGTTACTTGCGACAGCTGCGCCGGTCCAATCAGTAGTAGATTCTACCGCATCGAATGTCATGGGGAACTCATGAGGTCCTTCCGCAAAAGCGACCTCGAAGCCTCCACCGGCTTCGGCTTTCCACAGGTAAATGGAAACCGTTTGTCCTGCCGGGGTAACGTGGACGAATTTCAGTGCGTATTGATCCACATCCATGGACCCACCGAATTCGAACGTTTCCAAGGACACATCAGACGATGTAACTCCCGCGCCAAGCGCGAGGGCCAGGTTACGCACGTTCCATTCCAGACCCGTGACATCCAATGTAACAGCTTCTTGAACCGCGAACTTCTTCACAACCGTTGCGGGAGATCCCTGTCTGTACTCAAGGATTTCTCGCGTGACCGCGAGCTTAGCTCCGACTGTTACAGCGCCAATGTCAATTGACAACTGACATCCCGACTTTCACCGGGGGTTGGACTATACCACCATCTCAGATGACTAAATTTACTCCCGAGATGTCCTGCGTATTACGACCAAGCAGCTTGCGCAAAAGCTGAAATTGATCGCCGCTTAAAGGACTCTGAAAAGTTGCTTCGGCATACATAATACCCATTCGTATATGCAAGCTTGCGTGTTCGTTTTGTCGGCATACTAATAAATTTGAACGTCTACAATCAAAGTTATTAGCATTTAAATGATGTACAACCTCACCTTTTTTAAGCGAACGTCCCAAGCACTTTTCTACAACGAGTAGATGTACAAATCGACAATCTTGATTACAACGGTTAAAACCGTTCTTAGACGCGGTAGGTATATAAAGAATTAAACCTGAGGCGACCCGATTTTTATGTACACGTAAACCTACTTTAGTAATATCAAGGTCTTCCGCATCTAGTAGTAATGTAAACTTACCAAATTTACTGTCGATATGAACACTTTGAAACACGCCAGTCTCCTTTAAGAAAGTCTCTGCAAAGCTTCGAGTTTCTCAACTCTAACTCCTCAGGATTGCCTTAGGCTCTCACCTTTAGGTTTCCCTGACCGAGCAGGATTTGCTATAATCATCACTGATTATAGGCCCCCAATTTGAGGCGTAGATCCGACAGCCCCGACATACAAAATACCCGGACCGAATGAAAATCGATCCGTGTTATACGAGGGTACGTTAAACGCCATAGTAACTCACCTCCTTCCAGCGTGTTAGAATTTTACTGCTTAGGCTTTGAAGCTGTTTGCTTAAAAGCCTCTTCATGTTCTTGAGGTACCTGAGGTACCCCAGAATTACTTTCGATTTTATTAGGCGTTGCACACCTTCTACAAAGCTCGGTAACTTTCACGTCGCTACCCTCGATGGAAAGGTATAAATCTTTGTACTTAATACGCAAAGTATTTTTATCAGGAGATAAAACACCCAACAAAAAACCGCATTCGCATTTCCACGGAACATCTTTTGCTCCAAGCTGTAGAGTGTCGTTTGCTTTAGGTTTAGACATAATACATCTCCTATTCAAAGTGCTTTAAAGCATTCTGTTGTGCTGCTTCGTAAAAGCCCATTAATGTGGACTCAACTTGCGCGAAGGTCTCAGTTATAAAATCGCGACCCACCATCTTACTTGTACCATAAATAATATCAGTTGCGTGAGGCGCTTTACTTTCATCAATACCTACACTACGTATTTTAGTACCATCAGATAAATCCTCACCAGTTTTTTCTAAAGCATTTACAAGAGTTCCGTCTTGCAGGTGAACAAGCCACTGAGGTCTATGAATAGGTTGAGGGTCTCGCTTCGCGTATGGATGATCTAAAGCCCTCAAATCTTTAAGTGAGTGACATGTAAGACTTATATTCGCGCGCATTTTTTCAAAAGTATACTCTTGGGCAAGTAACTCGGCCTTTTCGAATTCATCATCAATGGATCCTTCTAGGATCGCAAAATTGAGTAGCAAAGGAACTAAACCTTCGATGTATTTAAGCTTTTGGGCCATCTTGTCCGCGTGATCCTATAATGATATCCTGTTCGCCGATTATACCTGTAATACTCTGCACTAATCTTTCTAGCATCTGTTTCATAGGATGCTCTTCAGGAATTAAAGCCTTCGCATTCGTTACATAAGCTTGACCTTTTCTTATATAAGATAGGCCCAGCTCTTTATGTGCTTGATAAAAATTCTCATTTAACGAAATAGCATATTTTAAAAGGCGTTCCGCTTCAATACGATTTCCCTCGTTTATATAATGTAAAGCCAGATTAAATGCCGCTCGCGGATCTGCGGGGGTTTCTTGTAACTGCAGTTTATTCAAACGCTCATAAAGATTCAACTTGCCATCGAGACGTTTTGCGTCTGAAAGAAATCCGTGATGATGTAAAATCATATCCGTGCGCAATATGCTAACAAGATTTGCATGCATTGCGGCATCAAAATTTTCGTGTACACGCCCGGTATAACGCATTGTGGGTATATTACGAAAAAGCCTTACAGCTTCGGAAAGTGATACAGCTCCCCCAGGTTGGTGGTTGTATACGGGAAACATATACCCATCACAATCGTTATCCATCATCTTACGTATGGAAGGAATTTCGGCGTGTACGAAAGTTTCATCCCAATCCATAAGTAAAATCCAATCCTTAGAAGCTTTCTCAATTACTTGATTCTTTAATTTACTGAAATCATCTTCAAATTTCACGGGTATTATTTTTGATTTAAAAAGTTTCGCTGTTTTAACAGAGTCATCAGTAGATTGATTATCGCCAAAAATAATCTCATCGGCAAAATAACCGACTTGATCGAATAACTCCCAAAGCTTATGGCCCCCATTACGCACACATATTACCAAAGAAAGAGAATCATTTTCTACCCAGGGATATGTAATCATTTTACGTTGTATGAGGTGTGAATAATCTTCTGCACCGATGAGACCCGCGGTCTTTTCAGTATCGGCGTGCTCGTAAAATTTATACTTACGCATACACTTTTCAGGAGTACAATATCCGTAATGCTTTATACGAATATTTGTCCAGCGAGCACAATCGCGGGCAGAAAGGGCAATATTACCGCAGTGAAATCCTTTATCGGTTCCGGAGAAGATTTTTCTACCAGGCTCTGCTTTATACATGCGGAATCCAGCCATTTTTCCGAAAGTCCCATCTACACGAAAACGCTCCGTACCATCAAAGAAAGTTCTCCAATGAAATCCGTACATTTTTACATGCGGATTAGGTGGGTGCATCAAACGATCTACGTACGCACGATCGAATTTATCCTCGAAGACTTCATCATCATCGATAGATATAACCCAGTCGGCCTCCATATCGTAAGCCATTTGTACGAGTTGATTACGATCGCGCCGTTCGTCAAATTCCCTATCGGTAATTTCTGTACGCGTAACTTTGGGAAACTTTTTCGTAATTTCTACCGATCTATCGCCTGCGAGGGGATTGTCGACCAATACGGCAATTTCATCGCAGAATTCGGAAGCTTTCTGCAAACTAGTTGTAAAGTATGGATCGGGACCCTTAACCCGATAAATACCTACAAGCTTTTTAGGTCCCGCATTCTTTTTCGTCCACTTATCCAAGAAGATATTTCGAGGAGCCAACCCACCCTCAGAATCCTTAAATTCATCTCTACGGAGAGTTTGCGAACCGTGATGATGAACGAACGTGGAGCCATCAATTAAACCGTACCAGCCGGATTCATTCGCGCGCAGTAAAAAATCATTATCTTCATAACCTCCCGGAAAAAAACGTTCGTCTAGAAGACCTACGTCTTCCATAACTGCACGTTTGAACATTAAACAAAAGCCTGATAAAAAACCGGCTTCATCGACCTGGCTGATGTTACGTTTATGAAATTCTATCGAGAACTCATCCAGAGCTGCGATGTCGTATTTTACATTCGGAACAGCTTGACGCCCTCCCGCAAAATTTGTTGCAGGGCCTACTAAGCCTATACGGAGGCCCGTTTTCTTTTCGAAACGCCTCATAGATGTAAACATCTGGGACGTCCAATTAGGTGTAACTAAGGCGTCGTTATTCAAGAGTATAATAAAGGCTCCCTGAGCCATTTGCATACCCGCGTTACAGGCGCCCGCGAAACCTTTATTCGTATCGAAGCGTATATATTTAAGGTTAGAATGTTGCTTGGATAGATCGTTGATATAACCTTCGGTACCATCCGTGCTACCGTTATCGACGACGATAACTTCAAAATCTTGCGTATGGATAAAGATACGCGGAAGGGATTCGGAGAGTAAACGTACTCCGTCAATTGTGGGAATAACTACGCTGTACTTCATGTTTTTGATCCTCCTTAGGATTCTAAACGCGAAACAATAGATTCGTAATGATGAATACTACTTGAACCATACATAGGTTGTAAATTAGATTCTAAACAGTATGTAATACCCCCATCGATTAAATAATCGCCCTTTATAATAGAAGAGTCCTCCTTGCGGCACATAAATTTTAAAGGTTGATCTTGTACAGCTCCTACTACACGGACACCTTCGCGGGGTTGCGGCTCGTATATACGACCATAAATAGTACCCAAACTTCTACGCACATTTAAATTTTCGCCGGAGCGTAATGCACCCTGAACACGCATAGTACCCACGACGAAATTGGCCGTTGTTATGCCTACTAGAGTTTTAAAAAGATTTTGACTTATACGTTTATCTGCCTTGGTAAAAACTACGCGTTCCGCTATGCAAACATCACTTAGATCGGTCCCCGAAATTAAACATTCACCATAAATACTACAATCCAATACGCTTACGCGTAAGATACAGGATTCTGAGGGTTGGTATGTTATAGGAATAGATGTTGAAATAGCTGTTGAAGATACTAAATCAGAGCTATCCCTAGAATGTGTTACTTCGCGCATTAACGAATCAAAGCTCATCAAATTACCTTTTTATACTTTGTTACAATAGCTAATGCAATACTATCGAGACCCTTTAAAATCATTTCGTTAGCCATTTTATAGGAATAATCGCCAGAAGTTTCCGCTTGATAAACTACACCTGGCATAGCCTTAATAGCGTAACCTACTTTGTATATCAAATACTGTAAATCTTTCGGAGCTTCTCCGGATGCATAACCATTTTGATACATTAATAGAATAGCATCGCGGCCCACATCAAAATAATAATTATCTGAACGCCGCTTAATTATACCAGTAGAAGCTTCAATAATTAAATTATCATTTGTAATAAGCGCACTAGTATTAGTCAGCATAACCGAACTAGCTATGATAGGATAATTATTCGTCTTTATCTGGTAACGCCGCGTATCCCAAGGCGCAACTTCAATAGTCTCATTCTCCCAGTGTAATAAAAATTCACGTCCGCATAAACTATCTACGCGGGATTCAGATACATCAGTAACTACAGCAATATCAGCAACAGACATTGTCTCGCCCGCAACGGATAAAAATTGTTGAAATTGAGCACTTGTTAAAAGGCTCATTACAATCTCCCTCTTTGATTACTTATCACTACGATCTCCGACAAGAGACTCTATACCAGCAGAAAATAAATCATCGGCAACTATTTCAGCTACCTCCGCATTCACTTTTCTGGCTATTGCTTGTGTCTGCTTCAATATGACTCTTAAGGCAGTTCTATGATCCACTGCCGCGGATGTTAAACCACCGATACCTTTTGTATTACTTGACACTGCTTCTCTCAATTCCATGTATTCTCTTGACTTATAACCCAAACTCCATAAAACAGTACTGCAGTTTACCAGGAATACGATTATCACTGTAAAGCTTACTAGCATTTTTACTTTCCTACTCGACCAGTGAGCAAAATCGACAGAACTTCCGCGTCCAGTATCTCGAAATTTCATCATTCAACTCCCATCACTTTGGCAATTTCTGCTTTAAGCAAGCCCATAACTTTTCCAGGTTCAATCCCCATTATTTTATGCCCCCACCCTGCCGCCTCCGACAACTCAACTACCACTATTCCTTGGCAATAAACAGTTTCTACTTCGAGCTTATCTGCGGGACCTGTTATTCCACCCTCTACATTTACATCAAATGAATACACGTAACCATCCGCATCTGTAGTTCCCTGACCTCCAACAATAAACCAATCTGGAACACTTGTTGCCATTATATAAAACGGGTCTCCTTGTGAAACTTCAAATTCGATGCTATCAACCGCTACTCTATATGAATCTGTAATAGACCCATCAGTCTTGTTTGCCCTAAATGTACGTAACCAAGCATCAGAATCGGAATCAACATAAGATTGCACAATAAGTGTGTCTACCGTAGTGGGTGCCATCGAACGCGGTTTATATGCAACTACATTAGTTCCGCTCTCTACAACTGCATCTCCCACTACATCTCCAGTTGCAGCTGTGATATCAAAAGTATAATGATTCGCCCCCGTTGCACGAGAAGCAAGGATATAATATTGTGATGTTGAAATCTGATACATTTTATCTGAAGAATAGAAATTCAATGGATGAAACTCAAACGCATCTATAACAGCAGTTATAACACCAGTAGACGCATTTACTCCAAAAGTAGATAAGAAACCATCCGAACCTGCTCCCCAACCTGTTACAATATAGTGGTTGCTTCCCAGATAACATAACTCGGGGACGTAAGTTACATTTGTTATGTCCAATGAATCCACTTTCGTTGGATTAATATCTCCCGCATCTGTAATAGAAAAAGTGGCTGCTTTTGTATCTGCTCCGTCAAAATAGGACATCGTGAAATAATTAGAAGACGGTACTTGATGTATTCTCGGCGAGTTACCATAAACTGCAAAGTCAATCGAATCTGTAGCCGAAGCCGCAATCACTCCTTCAGCGGATATCTGAATCGTTGCCATTTTGCCTACATTATCTGAAGCAGACCACACTACAACATATTGGTCTGTACCAGTAATCTTGATCATATCAATTTGCTCTTCTAAATTAACGGCATTAGTTGCAAGTGTATATGTATCAATAGGTGCATCTGATATTGCCCCCGATGCTGTTGCTAAAGAAAAAGTAGAAAGAGATGCTTTAGAAGGTTGTACAACCGCGGATGCAAAATATAATATCTCGCCAACGTTCTCTGTCGTAAAAGAATATACCCAACCATCAACATCAGCTTTAGACACCACCAATAAATTTGCCTGCCCTGCCCCTTTACGTATATCAAAATACCCATCCGAAGTTGTTATGAACTTAGAACTTCTAAGTCCTACGGGAAATTCTCCTGATTCCTTACTTAAAACAAATGTATGCAAGTACAACTGCTTATCTGTTGTATTATTGATATATCCTGAATAACATAGTGAATCAACAACATTATCAAATATAGGTCCTGTTATTGGAGTAATCCAAGAAGAAGCCAAATTCAGCCAACTATCAAGAGGGGTATCTGATAAATCAGCCGTGGTTGGATTTATAGACATTGTATAATAATCCAATTCTGTTCTATTCGCAATATCTGATATCACTAAAAAATTATTTGTACCGGGTATCCTAACAGGTCTTGGGTATCTACCTGTTGTTTCCTTAAGTACTATAGTCTCAACAACACTTGACACTTGACCTGTTGTGGTATTTAAAGTCATTGAATTACAAGTTGGATCTGATGCAGCATTCATATATGTTGATGCAAAAGCAATACCACCGCACCACTCTAATCCCCTCAATGTTCCATTAACGCCTGAATCAACTTCATTATTCAATGTGATAGAACCATCGGACTCTGCTATAGTAACTCCATAATAGTGAGGTTGCGCGGTAGCTTCCGGACTTGAACCAATAACCCAATGTTCTGTTCCCGAAACATAATTGGCATATGAATGCCTTGCATCATCTGTTTCTATTTCTAAAGAATCATTAAACACTGTTGAAATGTTGGTTGCATCAGAAAAATCCATGGTACACACCCACAGATCGTCGCCAGTATCTTCTAATATACCCATGGCAAAGTAATCTGTAGACCCAACCTGCTCGAAAAACATATCATGCCCTTCGCGGATTAACCAACCTCCAAATTGTTGCGTATCTATGACTCCACCTATAACAGCGTCCTCACCCATATCTACTATAACAAACTTTAAATATCCAGGTTCATCACGATATGCAATAGCAAAAGTGTCCGTTGCTATCTGTACGGATATGCCACTTCTACATTGCCCAGACTCAAACTCCAAACTATCAACTAAAACAATTTGCCCAAATTGCGCAGAGACCTGCGGGACAAACAATAAAAATGCTATCAATAGTATAAGCTTTTTCATGTTAATTTACCTCTACTACCACGTAAGACGGATTGAAATAAATACATGTAGTTGATTCTACATGTCCGCACGGTGCTAATTGATCTCCCGTGTCCGACGGTTTACCAGCCTGCTGTACCAATGAACCTGATGTTGTATCATCTGGATATAGAAGATTTGCCATTCCATCACCAACAGTCCAACTCCAATCAGTGTCACAAACCCATCCTAGCACTAAAGCAATACAAGCTTCTCCATCGGCCTTTCCTTCTAGTGCAACACACATTGCTGGCATTGTGGTTATAGCATCGGCATCTGTTAAATAGTATTCACCATCATCCTTCTTAACTAATGCCTGGCCGAATACTACAGTTTCTCCAACCGTAATAGAAGTTGTCTGGCCTGAATAAGTTTCATTTACAGTCAAGCCAGCGTTCCATTGAACTGCGGACTTTGCATCCAACTGATCTTGAACGTTGGATGATACCGTACTTATATATCCCAACTCCGCCGCAGATACATCCGTTTCGTACGTAGTAGCTGCAAAATTACCTGCTACACTCAAATCACCACCGCTAGGTGTTAATGTGGCATCACCATCACCATCAACTCCAAGTGTTAAACTATCCGCTCCATTAGTATGTGTCCATATTTGTTGCGGAGCTGTTGAATTCAATATATGTAAAGCTGCTTCTGGAAACGCTGTCCCGAAACCTGTATTTCCACTGAAATAATTATCATCTCCACCAGCCTGATATATACCGTATGAAAGTGTATCTCCCTGAACATCTTCTATATATACACCAAAAGCGTTGCTAAGAACTCCACGACTGTTTTGCACATAAATGTAATCTCCATAAGCATTTGTCAAAACAGCATTATTGGAGTTATTGCGTACGTATATATTATTGCCATAAGCATTTGTAGTAAGTCCTTCGTTGTTAATATAAGTTTTAGTACCGTACGCAGCAGTACTTGCAGAAGCAGAACCTATTAAAATACCATTATATGTACTATAAAGGTTTGGAACTGTCCCAGTACTTTCATTGTTGATTTGGATATCCACTCCCCAAAGGCCTACACAACTACCATCAGTTCCCGCCGAGACAACATTGCTAAATGCTGATATGGTTCTATCACCTGTTGACGTCGTTTTAGTTACGATATTTCTAAAGCCATACGAATTTCCTGATGCGGCATTAGTAACAGAAGTTTCTATATTTAAATGCCCGAGAGCACTTATTGTCCCAATGCCGACGTTACCGCTAGATAAAACCGAAAGAGCCGGTGTTGCACTGTACGCCGCATTATTTATTGAGGGGTAAACACCCCAGTACCCAGTTGGCGCCGCAGCGTCTTGTACTGATCGAGCATCCAACATAAACTCAACTGGCTGGCTTGCTGCTGTTGCATCTGTTTTCCATCCATTAGCCTGCATTGTTAAACCTGGACTCCATTGCTGTGCTCCAGCCGCTGCATTTGTGGTATTCTGTAACCTTAAACCAAGTGCATCATTGGGAGTGACACCCATTGTACGCGTAGCACTAAGGGTGCCGGAAACCCCAAAATCTCCATCCGCCGTTGAATGTACATAAACAATATTTCCAGATGATCCTCCTAATGCCACAATATCATCCAATTGACTGTCTATGGTTCCAGAACCCGCTTCCACTAATCCATATGCAGCACCGGTACCATCTTCCTCCACGTGGATATGGTTAAACATTAATCTAATCTCTGCACTCAAAACATAAATACCATACGCATTATTGTCATGTGCATGAACATGTATATCATTATAAGAATATTCAAGTGTTGTTGCTGTACCTGCAATATACCCAAAACCAACTGTAAACGTTGCATCATTATCGTCTACATCCGCAGTACAGAAATTCATATCTATTGTACCTGTTGTGGTGTGAGCAAAGATTCCCGATGCAGTTGCCGTTCCACTATTATCAATATCAATGTTAGATATCTTGTATAAGTTAAGAGTCGCTCCTGCACCACAATAAAACGGCGTCTTCATCCCATTAGTAGTTGCGCCTGTATGTCTATATATCGCTTTCCCTCTATGGATATTTAACGTCCCGGCCCCTGTTACATTTGCAATATGTGGCTGATCCACACCGGCAATTGCTGACGCTGTTGCAAGATATAATGCACATTCGCGTACACTGGCCGAACCAGTACTAATTGTAATCGCATCTTTAGTACCGTCCGTCGGCGCTGTTAATTGAATAGCCATATTAGAAATGGAATTGTGTGTAAAAGTGGCAAAATCAACGATGTTGGCATCCGCTTGAGTCAAAATAATATTTTGACCATGCCCCATCCCAATAATGCTCACACTATCAATATCAAATGTTATTGTTTCTGTATACGTCCCAGGAAAAACAAGAATTGTCTCTCCACCAGAACCTGCTGTAATTGCCGCTTGAATTGTAGTATAATCACAACCCGTTGCACCTACAGTAAAAGTACTTGATGGGTCAAAATCACTTTTACTATTAAATGTATCCCAGTCTCCGCCTGTTAAAAACCCCTTTACCCCAGTGGCTGCTGCTTGCCCATTTGTATAATCAATAGAAATTACTCCTGCTGCTGCATCAAAATCATTTGTTGCGAATGCTGCAGCACCTTTGGTTGCTCCATTAGCATCTGCATCATCTATTGTAATTGCAGAAGCAGACACTCCCATAATCTGTGGGGAGTTAGAAACATTGACAGGAGTCGTTCCTGTTAAATTACTTTTACTTAATGCCGGCTCCTTCCCATCAATTTGACCTTGAACAGCACCACTTAAACCAGATACATACCCTATTTCCGTTGCGGTTGTAGCTGATACACCCAACGCCCCTCCAGCAGTTGACACCAAAGCTCTACTCGCAGTTAAACTTACAACAGGCTCAAAGTCTGCCGGGTTCTTCCATACATAACCATTGGTTGTCGCATTTACTGCCAAAAGATAGTTTGCAGTTCCAATACCCAAACTTCCAACTATATTGGCTGAAGTACCATATAATATTTCATATGCGCCTACTGATGTAGGGTATGTTGCTGTGCTCCAAGTGACTGCTCCTGCTCCAGATGAACGCATAATCTGACCAGCTGTACCATTTGCAAGAGCAACACCAGTACCTCCCAAGCCTAAAGCTATAGGGTATGAAACGGTACCACCACTTGACATCTCTGTCCAAACTCCACCTATGTAGCCGTAGAACTTATGCGCAACGGAATTGTAATAAAACATCCCATTGCTCAATGTAGTTCCTGGAGCTGAAGCAAAACCCGGCACGCCGAAGCGCGCGTTCTCACCGGCAAAACCGAAATTACCTCGCAAGGACAGTGACGTGGCTTTTTCGATCACTTTCTTCGGATCTCGGGACTGCCCGGAGCTTACACCGCAAAGGGCTAAAATACATAACCCTATAATTACGCGTTTCATGATTTACCTCCGTCAAAAATCTATTAAGAAGCCACTACGGCTACGATTTCATAAGTTGTACCCGCACCACTACCCTTCATTTTAAAAGAGGCTACGCTAAGCTCAACGTTCCAATACGAGCCTGTCTCGAGCGTATAAAAGGTAGTCCCAGCATCGAAGGATACGAGTAGATTATTACTAGCATGTGTATTATGGATATTAAGGTTTACGGAAGTACCGCCGAGGGTAATAGTAGCGGCTGTAAGGCCAACTGAGCCATTGTGATGCTCAGGTGTATTAGAACATGCAGCTGTACTTACGAGAAGACGCCCGTTAGTATCACAACGAAGCATCTTAATACCAGAACCTGTATACGCCAGTAAAGCGGGTACATGGTTCGAATCCCTTGCAGCAATTTCATTCGCCATCGGTAAACTCCTTATTAAGAGACCCTCCAGAGTTTACTCTGCAAGTATACCACCGAGTTACTTGCAGTAGCTCCGGAGTTCTTAACAGGCTACCTCGGCTGTCTCGGCATTTTAGAGGGTTCAGTTTGCACTGTTTCCTCAGACAGCAAACCACGGGCCTGTCGAAATTGTTTTTCATCGGTGTACTTAAAACCTAAGCCTTCAAGGCGTCGAGCCCAGAGAAATTTGTCGTCGGGAATTTCGCATACCGAGTTTACAATATCGATTGCGCCGTCGTAAAAAGTTTCCTTAAAAGGAACTTTGACTTCAATTCCATTACTGGGTGTATGCTTCATATAAATCATATTTACCTTCTCCTATCAATTCGGATACTATCGCGTCATGCACGTCATCCAGTTACCGAATTATGAAGTGCTGCCGCTGATTCCGATCAAACGCACATGCTTCTCTGCGTTGGCAATAACGAGCGCTTCATCACAATACAGATCGAACTCGTCAAACTGCGAGCTGGTTTTCGCCAGGGGTTCGATCGTGAGGGGCGTTAATTCCCCGACCCAGGCAAACTCGGTGTCCAGGATGTATAGTGACGAAGCATCCCCACCTGTGTATGCCGCTACCGAGGCGCCTCCCGAAGCCATTAACATCGTATCGAGGATGTTCGTGGACGTAAAGATCGGGATACCGTTGTAAGTCATGACTTTAAAACCGCCGCGGACTTCAACGATATTTACGAAGCGCTGCTGGGACTGCAGGAGTTGATTGAGTACCCGGCGCGATCGCTTCGACGCGATGATCATATTAGGATCCCCGGAACAAGTATCGATAGCTTGATCCAGTTTTGCCAGCGTCATCGGACCGGCACTTGTCGTAGTGGCACATGATACCGTCTGAGTGACCAGGATGTCCAATCCGTCGTACTGATTGGCGCTGCTGGTGATACTTCCACGGAATAGGGCCCAATCATCGTAGTCCTTGAATTCGACTACGCGAGCCTCGATTTCCTCAGCGAGGACATCGATGTAACTCCGCCCGATAGCTTGCATCTTACGTGTGACTTTGCCCTTTGCGGCAATAGTCTTGTAAGGAAACTCAACACGGGCGTAACTACCCTGATCCTCGTCGATCGTATCCTTATCGGCGACGAACTGTGCACCTGTGGTGCCAGGCGTTCGACGATTCAAATACCAGGAAGGACCTGATCCACTTTTTCGGGGTAAATTCTGACGCAGCGGATTCTTGAACTCGACGAGGTGTTGCAATACCTTATCGATTTCCGGCTGGATAAGAACCGTTCCGGCGTCATCAGTGCCCAAAGATTTGCGGATGTCGACCATTGCTAACTCACCTCCTCTCAAGTCGTTGGCTGCATTTGGTCTTTGAGGGCGTAAGACAGGATCGTCATTAACTGATCCCGAGGTTCTTTGCCCTCCAAGGATTTAGCGATTCCGTCGCGCTCTGTCTCAACCTGCTCATCGGTAAGCTGTAGACCCTTCCGGATCGGGATAGCATTAACGGATTTTTGCAGGGTATCGATCAAAGCGGACTGTCCGCTTACGATTTCTGCCAGCTGTGTCACCGCCGTGTTGACGGTTTCGGAATGCTGGTCTTTTTTCGCGAGCGCATCTACCAGGGATTTGACAATCCCGGTTTGATCGCCGGCTGCGGCTTCGCTGGCCTTCTGCAGGTCTTCTGAGGCCTTGGAAATGGCTTCGTCCATGCTTAGGCCCTTTTCAACGTAGCCCAGTAAAGCCTTCTGGAAATTCGCATCGGCCAGGATGTCCGCGGTGAGATCCGTCTTCGGAGGCTTTTCCTCCGCGGCGGCTTCGTCGGCTTTTTGCGTTACAGCTGCATTGCCGGGCAGTACAATCTGGAGCGTATTTCCGGAGGGTTTTTCTTCCTCCGAGGCTTTTTGAGCGGCGGGATCTTCTTCTGCGCTTACGCCACTCTTTTTAAGCGCTTCGGCGGCTTCGCCGATTTTGCCGAACAGAGCTTTGATCGCATCCGTAGCATCCTCGGGTACCTGGCCTGCGGCTTGAATGATAGCGTCGATGTTGGTGTTGGCAGCCTGGATAGCTTTCTCAATATCACCCAGATTTACAGCATCTGCAGCGGCTGCACCATCGGCTTTCTCAAACCCTTCAGGTACCTGAAGTGTAATCGTCTGCGTCCCGTCTTCGGCCTTTACGATTTGAATCGGGGAAGCCTTTTTTTCGCGTGCCTTCTTCATAAATGTGTCACCTCCTTCCTGGGATGATTTGAAGGCTTTCTCTATGTGGTACGCCATAGGCTGATCTTGCTTCTCAACATACCATTTGAAGTCTACTTCAGCCTGTGCCGATACCGACACAATAGAAATTTCATTAATAGTCATCGCTTTAATATAACGAATAAGTGTATTAATTTGAGGTACATAACGAATATCAAACGCAAGAACTTTCCCGCGCATGGAAAACTTTCGAAGAACGCCTTCTTGAATCTTTTGCCAGACATCCGCGCGAGTTTTCGAAATAAGCACCTTAATATAAATAGCATCACCTAAGAATTTATAAGCGGCTATCTTACCCACTTCTTCGTCGTTATGATGATTATATAATACAGTGGAATTAATATCAAGATCTGGCAGGGCTGTTTGCATCGCAATAGGAGACACTACATCGTTTTGATAATCCATCTTATCAATAACTGCGCGGCCTTCGATATACCACTTTTCCTCGGTCCCCTTCTCCGCATTCGTCGAAGGTTCTGACCAATATTTTGTAATGGAGAATGGTGCATCGAAAGGTACACTACATACATGATCTCCATCAGGCTTTTTCAAACTCGAAGGCGCTGTAGATACGCTGCTATGCGGCATGATTACAACTCCTGTTTATGGGCGAAATCGAAATTTACTTGGTTAAATCTCTTTATAGAAACTTTAATTAGCCATTTTTAGTTTAGTAAGTATTTCTATTAATAAAATTACGTACAAAGTAAATTACAAAGTTAAAAGTGTTTGTCCATATGGGAAATTACTTGTTGAAGTTCCTCCAGCGTGGGTTGCTGGAAATAAAATATAGGAGCATTCCAATTAATAGGTCTTATACGTCCGTATCCAAAAGGCCAACGTTTTCCATCACATATAAAGAGTTCTTCTATTTTCAATTCAGGAAAGCCTCTACCAGTATCCCAACTATGCCATTGTGTTGCGAGTAATTTATCAATGTAAGTCGGTAAATATTTATACGAAACAAACGTAAAACAATGTTCGCCCCGCGAAAGATCTTGTAAGTGCGGCGTCGTACTGAATGCTATATTAACATTGTTCTGGCGCGCCCAATTGTAGGCGCCTAATAATCCCACAACAAAACAATCTTGTTCAATAAACATAAAATCCATTTCGTTACAGTAAGCATACATAGCGCCGGTCATTTGCGTAGCACCAGAATCGTTATGGTGGTGTTGCGTGGGAGAACGTTGTCCTCGTATAACCACGACATCATTTTCGGGAGGAATCCAAGCTGTTATTTCGCAGTCAGATTGGTATATAACAAGCGCGCCTAAATGCTCAGCCAATTGCTTTCTTATATGCGGCATCCAGGTATCCTTTAAAAAAGATGCCGTCTGCACTTGGGAGGTCACTTTTGTATTATTGTGACCTTTAGAGTCGGCGTACCAACCTACTGTAACAGCTACTTTTCTCATCCTTTATTAACCTTCCCCGATTCTTCCAAGTAAGTTAAAAAGTCTTCTGATTCCCTGTTTACCTCAGTAGTATCACGATCTATATACTCGAATATCTTTAAAATATGTCTGCGTCCTTCAGGTCCATAACCGTAAAAATTATAATGATCAAGATTTCTATCAACGATCTGTATTCGATATTTATCAGGTTTGTACCATATATCGCATCCAGGTAAAGGTAAAAAATGTGTGCATGCTATAATGTTAAAAGGTACTTTTTTTAAAGCTTCTATATTCAAACGTACAGTTTCGCGTGTTTGAAAAGGCGTACGAATCATTAATAAAACTCTCGAAGAAATTCCCAACCTATGCGCGAGTTCTAAAGCTTTAATGCTATCCAGCGCAGTAGCTTTCTTATTTAAACCTTTTAAGACCGCATCGTCGAAACTTTCTACGCCAAAAGAAAACTCTTTTAAACCCCCTTCTTTGGCCGTACGCCATAATTCCTCGTCTAAAGGTTTTACACGTGTAGAAATACGAAATTTAATGTTATACTTAGCAAATAATTCAATCAGTGAAAAGCAACGTTTACGATCTGTAAAAAAGTTTTCATCAGCAACTCTTAACTGATGTATTCCGTAATTCTGTGTAATATCAATAAGTTCATCTTCTATAGAACGTAAATCGCGAAAACGCACACCTTTATTTAATTTTTTAGCTGCACAGAAAGCGCATGAAAACGGACAACCCCTACTTGTAAGAATCTGCGTACTTTGACCTTCGTCATACTTCTTTCCATACGCAAATATATCACCACCTTGATGCCGAATTAAATCTCGAGAAGGGATAGGCAAAACGCTTAAATTCTGAATGGACTTTCCTACATAATACTCTTTAAGCCTGCCCTTTTGAATGTCATCTAAGACCTTCAAAAAAGCATATTCACCCTCTTTTTCTACTATAGCATCGACATATCTCCAATCAACATATTCAGGTGTTATAGTACCAGGACCACCTAAAATAACCTTGGCTAAAGGAAACTTCTCTTTAATAAGCTTCGCAAATCTCCCAGCCTCCAGTAGTTGCATAGATGTGCACGTGATACCATAAACATCAGCTTTCTCTACTAAATCAATTGCGATCTCTTTAATATAAAAACTTAAATTCAAAACCTCAACAGAATAATTAAAAATTTTTAATTGTGCCGCGATGTATAAAATACCCAGAGGCACTTGAGCTCCAGGCTGTTTTAAATGCGGTGAGGGTGGATTAATCAAATTTATATGCATATTACACACTCTTTTACACAGGGGATTTTTTTAAGAATTCCAAAAAGTCTTTTTCCGAGAAACGTTGCGCGAAATAAATCTCTTGATCGTAATTAATTGGCCGTAGCATACCATGTCCAAAAGGCCAGTACTCCGCAATGTCTGCGAAGGTATTATGAAACTGTATCTCGGGATTTATAAAACGTTCGAGCCCCTTATTCCACTGATGCCACAATCCTTGATTTAAGCGGCGCATCATTTCGGGTAAGAATTCTCGAGATACAAATGTAAAACTAGGTTCGGCCCATCCCGACTTAAATGAAGCTTGACTGCCGTAACCGTAAACAATGGGTTTATTCCTTGCCCATTCCAATGCAGCCCTAAAATTATGTATAAGACAATCCTGTTCATAAAAGACATAATCTAAATCGTTACAATACGCATACATAGCTCCGGCCATCATAGTAGCCCCCCAATCATGAGCGGCTCCCATAATATAGGGTGAAGTTCTTCCAGGGCTCGTATCACGCTTAGCATGACGCTTGCCATGTAATACTTCAACACCTTCAGGTATAGGATCCGGGGGTACCTCACACTCAGATATATACAATAGAATAGCTTCAGGATTAAGCTGAGTTTTAATCCTCGGGACCAAAGTCTCCGCTAAATACTGAGGTTTAAACAGCTGTGGAGCCAATTCTATACTACCACGCGTACCGCCTCTTTTGTCAGCGTACCAACCGATCGCTACGCAGACTTTCGGACGTACGGATGCTGTACGAGCTACGGAGGGCTTCTTCGCGTAGTACTCAAAAATACGCTTATGAAAAAGTTCAACTAACTCAGGCTTCTTCTGTACAAGTTCACGCACAGTATGATAATTAACATGATGACAAAAAGTACTATGATCTACAACATAATGCATTTTACCTTCACGTACCAAACGGAAAAAATACATTTCTTGATTCTCAGAATCTTCTCCGTAGTGATCAATATGATCTTGCGCGTGGAACGCTACCGCGTGCGTTGAAATACCCCGATCACTCATTAATGCGTATTGTTCGTAATTCGAACTCGTAATATATTCGCGGGTATTCTGAGTTTCCGTAAATTTAATAAGATCTTTCGGGTGTGCTCCATAGATCGCATCGAATAAAACATTTTTAAACTCTATAGGATCAGGCTCGTGCCACATCCACGTACATTCTTCAAGCTTCTCCAAAAGATCCGGCCAGAACTTTTTTAAAAATATACGCGTAGTATAATTATTAATAGTGGATACCGGAAAGAAAAATGCTCCCCTCTCAAAGAGAAATTTATCACGCTCTGAGATAAGTATATTATCTTCGTCTACCTTAAGGATAACTTCATCGGGGAAGCGTTTAGCGAAATCATTAGTTATACGCTGTATAAAAGGCTTAGTATTTTTCTGCCCTTCGACGTACGCAGGTCTTATCGTATTAACATGAGCCTCTTGAGCTATAGTTGCGATCTTATGCGTACGTGAGTCCGTATTACCATTATTAAGAACGTAAATTTCTTCCTCGGGTAACCACATCTTAAGAGCATCTAAACAATTCTTCAAATGATGTGGCTCTAAGCAGGAAATAACCATTGTCTTCATTACTAAACTCTCCTATTCAAAAAGTTCTAGCCAAGACACCATTGCGGCGGTCGTAAGATTCCAATATTTACCCGACAAAGATTTATCGAGATGCATAGCTAACTCTTTATAACATGCAGAATAAGTAGTACCTCTTAAATAGGCTTTATCGACGATTTCCCACAAACTTTCGTTAACGTGATAGCCAGGCTTTTCTTTGTCTAAATTCTTCCAAGGATCTGAAGCCCTTTCATGCCATATTACGGGAAGCCCTGATACTACTGCGTGGCCTAAATGATCGACTATTTTCTTCGTAAAAATACCCGCCCAAATATCACCAAATCTGTCGTAAACGTAACCTTTACCCATAAGTAAAAAATACATAGCTGGAACTACTTCTCTTGTAAAAGCTACATTCATACCACACATGGGATAGTAATAACCTAAAGGAACAATCTGCTGTATAAAATCGTACACATACGAACTGTCCGAACGCGTAAGTTGTGTTAAAGCGTCTAAATCGGGTACGTTTAACCATAAACCATGGCTAATCATAACTTGACGCGCTTTAGTAATATTTTTATACGGAATACCTCGAGGACGTAAACCCTCGATAGTAGAACGCCAAATATTCTCTTTCGCAGGAGTTGTAAGTTGCTCGATATGTTTTGCAATCACTCCATAAGGTTGATGCTCTTCTCGCCCCTCATATTGAAGCTGCGTTGGGGGATAACAATCATCATCCAGAGTAATAATATGAGAAGCTCCATCCTGATAAGCTTTCCAATATCCATATGAACGTACACAATCAGTTTTACGAGGTATTATCCATGAATAACCGCCTAAATCTTTATCGATCTCCCTCCAACTATAATGTGCGTATCTAAAAGAACGTTCTCCAACATCAAAAGTAATATCAGGATTGTCCTCTATAATATATACGCGCACATTCTGCTCTGTAAATTCTTGAGACCATTCCTTTAGAAAACGCTCTATACAATCTTTACGTATAGTGGGCACTACGACGGCTATAAAACTCATGTGAGTTCTCCCTCTTTAATATGCTTACGGGGCGTATCTATATAAGAACGAATAGCCTCTAATAACGGAGGTACCGTAGGTTTTATGAGCTCCATATTATTAGGACGATTTATATGAAAAGGGAAAAGATTCGGTCCAAAAGATACACAAATTAAAGGTACTCCCAAATGATAAGCTAGACAAGCTATCGCACTATGTAACGTAACCACAAAACGCGCAGAAATGAGTAACTGCGCGACTTCGGAAAAAGAGCGTGAACCTTTAAAAACTACTTGTGGCCCGGGAATACCGCGTTCGTTCTCTCTACCCACACTATAGACAGTACGACCTCTAAAAGCATTGGAATGTATAGAGTATAAAGCATCACTGCACTTCCATGTAGATACTGTAGTAGGTTGTACAACGATATGATCTTGAAGAGGTGCGGGATCTCGCAAGGCAACAAGTGCATCCGTGCGTCTATCGAATTCAACACCTGCTATGTTAAAGCTTGTATGAACCATGTTAGGGCATACAAGCTCGGGAAACCAGACATCAATTTTCTCCACGGGGGGTACTACTACATCATAACTAGTTATATCAACATCTTGAATGTTTAATAGCGCGAATTCTTTTACGTCGGGATAGCCTCCAGGAAGACTTTTCATCTCGGAACGCGCTTCACTAGAGATATCCATCCCTACAATACAATCACGAATAAATTCTACCGCGGGGGCGGCATACTTACCGTGAATCCAATGAACATGATATTTTTGACAGGCACGCTTAAGAAACGGTATAATATGAAAAGTATCACCGATTCGTAGGCCCCCCAGAATTAAGAGCATCTGAGGTTTCTTCCTCGGCTGCTTGAGCATCAGGTGCTTCCTCCATCATTTTTAGCATTTCAGCTTCTTCAGCAATTTGTAGTACGGACAAAATGGAACGCGCATCATACTTTTGAAAGAATACTAGAGCTTTCGACATCACTTCTGCGGGATCTGTAGAATCGAGAACTTTACGCATCTCAGAAGGTTTTTTCTTTTTAGCTCCCTGAATCTTTGGCTGTGTGAGAACATCCCCGGCATCTTCCGTACCAAGCTCTTTCTCAGTAACTTGAACCTGTACTATATCAACGATAGACTCGCCGAGTATATCATCAGTAGGCACAACTATCATTGCCCGGGCTACCATCTCCTTGACAAGCTTTTTATAATAAACGACAAGAGTTTCTTGTGTCCAGCCTGCAATTTTAATTGCTCTGGACATATTTCGATAAAAAGCGTGGCATATTGAATGTGCAAAGTAAAGATCCTGATCTTCCATCTTAGCAGGATCCTCCTTACCATCCAGTTTAAATACGTGTGCCCCCTCAAACGCTTGTGCGATCTGAGGATTTATACCCGGAGGCAATTTAGGTTTCACAGGCATAATTTACTCCCTTGTCCTTTCAACAGGCTGTTCTTCACGACTACTCCCGACATCAGTTTCTTTTTGTTCTTGCTCGGTAGCTTGCTCGGTAGTACCTTCTCGCGTAGCAGTCTTCTTTTCATTCAAAGTCTCAGAAGGTAACGCATTTAAATTATCAACGAAGACCATACGTTTACCTATCAATATAAAACGTCTATCTCCACCCGGTATAGGCGGAAAGCCATCTTTTGAGCGTTCCTCATTAATTGAACGTTGCCCTGTGATTACGTAAGTTTTAGACGCGGCAGCTCTTTGCTGCTCGGGAACGGTATCGCGTATTATAAATTGAAACCTTACATCATCGTAGCCCATAGGCTGCACGATCTCGTTGTTTATCTTCCAAGCAACTCTACGTGCGAGAGGCTTAATAAGTTTTATCTTTTGAAGTTTCTCAGTAAGCGTAAGGCCTGTAGTATCACTTCCCGCCACGTCATATTCAATATCGAAATTACGATAAACAATACGATCGAGCCTTTCGGAAAGCTCCATAAGCTGCATTTCAGAATTTGAGCGCGTAAGAGGTATCCACTTAGCATCCTTTACGTTATCGATTACGCGTATTTTTCCCTTACCAGATTGACCCTTACCCTCATGAAAATCTGCGCGGGCTCTTTTATAAGCTTCCTCGCCTATCTCGCCCAGCGTAAGGATTCCGGGAGGTATATCATCTTCGGTAAAGGATTCAGCAACCCAATCGATTGAGAATAATAATGCGCCAATCTCGTTAATGACGGATTCAATAATAGGTAGGCCAAATTTTGAATATGTAGTGGGATATAAACGTATGAATACAACTTCTTCACGCGCGAATTCAATATTACGGCTAGCAGCATCAAATTTCTGTATGTAACCGTGTAGAACACCATGATCATCTTGAACGGGAAAGAAAGTAGCCCCGTTACGCGCCCACAGCTCAGATAAATGGCCTCCGACATTAAAAACTTTTTCAATAACGCCGCGGTCTAAAACCATAACGTCTAAGAGAGCTTGTTGAAGTAAATCCGCGAAGCTCTCTTCATTAACATTGGGATCGTTAAATAGCTGCGTGAGTTCCACTATGTTACGTATCGTACGAGGTTTTACCTTACCTTGATAATTCGGTACAAAGGCCCAAGGTAACGCAGCAGTTTCACGTGCAATAGTATCAGCACACCACCGACACGAGGCGCAACGTTTATAACACTTACGTAATATATCCGGAGTTTGTACGTAATCTCCCGTGCGTCGTAATAAAGCCTCTTTACTCCAAGTTTCAACCCCGCTAACCTTAGCTTTACCCCCTTTGGTTGTACGAGGCACCCGCTTACGAGCAGTTGCTACAGCATTTTCAAGTTCTGGCATAACAAAGCTCCTACAATACTTTCCCTTTAAATCTCCTCAGATCACCTGCTTGCATCTGCTGAGCGTAAAAAACTTCTTGATTCCAATCGATAGGAAGTACCCGGCCATATCCAAAAGGCCAATATTCCGCGTCGTCACGAAATAATTTATGTATACAGATTTCAGGATGTTTAACACGATCAAAATCGTTATTCCATATATGCAATTTAAAATTATATAAACGCTTCATAAAGAGAGGTATAAAATTATAAGCAACATATATAAAACTTAGTTCAGCCCATCCGGGTTGCCATGACGCTGAAGGTCCAAAACCGTAGATAAGATTTTTTCCTCTAGCCCACTCAAGAGCTTTATCCAATCTATAACACAAACAATCTTGCTCAAAATATACGAAGTCCATTTCATTACAATATGCGTATTGCGCCCCCATCATTATTGAAGCTCCCCAGTCATGCGGCTCATCACGTAAATATGGTCTTGATGCATTCGAACGTTTTCCTCTAATAACTTCTATATTCTCAGGAGGATTTGTAAGTGGAAGTTCACATATAGATTCATAAACAAAAATAGCTCCAGGTTCTATAGAATTTGTTACATGCGGTAACCATACACGCCAAAGATAATCGGGAGCGAAGAATTCTGCGGCGCATGCGGGATTCGTTTTATTTCTACGTTCGTTATCCGAGTACCAGCCGGTACCTACGCACACGCTTCTACTCATATCATACCCCCAAAAGCTTTCCGTCTTTCTCAATTATAATATTCGCAGCATAGGGAATAGTTATCACTTTTACTGACGAGCCAAACTCTCTTCTAAGTGTTTGTAAACGCGCTATTATGGGTGTAATAGTAGGATTTTCGGGCGCTCTACGTATATCATTCAAGGCGATTATAATGGTACTTTCGACCTCAAAAGAGCGGATTTTTGCGCATATTTCGTCTGTAAGATGGTTAAAATTGCCTATAAACATCAAATAGGGTTTCTCAGCAGTATAGCCCGTTATGTATCTGATACGTCTAACCGACTCATAATGCGTCATCTCATCCTGCGCGAGACGATGAGTGTCTTTAACAGGATCAGGCTCTTCATACTCAACATTACTGTGATCTTTTCGATGTACATGTATCCATGTAGGATTACATATTTGAGATACCTCATGACGCTTGGCTATAGTATTAGCACCTCCGCAAGCGATAACCGTCATCATCTGAGCTTCCAAGGATCTGGCTACATAGGACATAGTCTTAAGATCTAAAATCTCAAAGAAGTATAGAATGGCAGCCGGCATTCCTATCCGGAGCTCCTCCGCAATTTTAGTCATATCTTCATATCTAGGACCTGTAAGCCAAATGATCATGATTTCCTCTTAATAAAATACAAAATTTTCTATTTAAAATCCACAGATTTTTTAAGATATCTGTTGTAGCTCTATTTTCGGTTCGAATTTATCTGCTGGGCATTCGAAGACCGGAGTAGTCATACTGAATAATACACAGAACTTGTAAAGAAGGTTAGCCCTAAAGCAATTTCGCCACCAACGCGAAATTCCTTTAGAGGGCTTAAAACGTCTACAGCGATAGCAAAGACATTGTTCTCTATGCGTACCCTTAAGGGTTTCATCCACGGCTACTTTAATGTCGTGGTGTACATAGCGTATAACCTTACCCATCGTAAAACTCCTTTTTAGAGTGGATGCGGCTATAAGCTTGTAGGTATTAGGTCGCTACCACCAAACATTCTAGCCGCATCCTTGCCCGCACCGCATGAGGGAAAATTATGTTAAATTAAAGACAGTCCAATCGAATTCGCCCCTCTTTGGATGCACGAACCATGCAGTCTGTGTCGGGGGCGTATAACGCCCAAACTGATGATCATAAGTACTCGTACCTGAAACTGAGCCGCCAACGGACCACCAAGGTCCGTTAAGAGGCGCGTGAAAATGTCCCATCAACATCTTATCAAAGCGGAGTGTCTTCCACAGGTCGAATACCTCTCCCCATGTCATATCTCCTGCCGAGGCCTTCTGCATACGTCGAACAGCCTCTTTACCGACCTGTCTATCCATACCGTAGTAAGGATAACCAGCCCAACCTTTGATTTGATGTCCGTGCATACAGAGATATTGTGTATTCTGCACGGCGACGGTTTTTTGTAGCGTCGGGTAATAATTGAATGTTACATTCGAAGCCTTCTTCAAGAGAGCTTCAACCATGCGCGCTGTAACATAATTGAAGCTATTAAGACCTGCTTCCTTCGCCTGGGGTTTGATAGTCAAACGCGAATGGTTATCGACGATGATAAATTCTACGCGCACGGTTTTAAAATGCGGCGTTAACATGAGAATCTGATCACAGATAAGATACGCAGCCTCAACAGCTTGCACGGTGGAGGGTACTTCATTCGTAACCTTTAACTCCTGATGGATATCTCCGGAGATCATATCGCCTGTGTATAACAACACACATTCATCCACGATATAACTCTTTCGATGAAGCTCCGTCCAATCCACCAGCCCAGGCACGAATTTGTTAAGGATGCGATTTTTACAAACTTCACGTGAAAACCTCCCGAAGCCCTCAACTTCGTCAGGATCTTGGTACTCGCCGTAATGCCAGTCGGTATTATGCACTACGAGAGATATGGGGCTCTCAACAGCCTTCTTCGCTTCAGGTGGCGCGTAAACCAGAGGGGGCGGCTGAATAGGTTTGAGATGGCTGACAATTTCATCAGTCATCGCTAGAATCTGCCCCTCGTCGAGCCGTAGTCTGTCGATTGTACTTCTAAGCTCCCCAACTTCCGCTTTGAGAGCGCGCAATTTGGGATCAGGTTCAACTTGCTTCTTAAGTTGTTCCGGTGTTACTCCTTTTAGTCCAGCCATAATTTAACTCCTTATAAGTAATCGAGTTTTCCTCTCACTTTATCGATGACTTTAGGATTCGCCCAATACAGCGTTTTACGTACAGTGACCTGAAACATACTGAACTCTGAGCGTTCGCGTATCTGCGCCCAAATTGTAGGAGAAATGCCGAGGGCATCCCGAAACTGCATGTCTGGAATTAACGATCCCGTGAGCTCCTCAAGACCTTTCCGAACCTGTAGGGTAACGTCATTCTTTTCGATAAAGTCCTCCACAGCGATGGCACCCTTGAGACACGACTCGTATGCCATCGTCGTACCATCGCGAACGCTCTTCAATATACGTGTTGCGATCGATTCGGAAATCCCGGTAAAACGAGCCAGTGTGCCGCGGCCGATAACTTTCCGTAGATCCTCGGAGCCTTCCTCGCCATAGAGATGTTCAGCAATCTTGATAGCCTTCTCCTGAGGACCGAGAGTAGAATCAGTCAGTAAATGCGCGTATAAACCTTGAAAAACAGCTTCTTGAGCTTGTGAGATCGTAGACATTGAATGCCTCCCTATTTCAACCCAGTGATTATTTGCAGGAGTGTAAAGCTTCCAGCCTCCTGCAACATAAGATCCGTCACGGTGTTAAAAACCTGCTCTTTGTTAACCGCATTCTTGTACTGCTCAGATAACAAGCCTTTTACCTTACCACGAACCTTTTCCATAGTACGCTCATAATCGTCCATGATACACCTCCTTAAAGGATTATATAACCAATTAACGCGCCTAAAGTTCCAAAAGCAAAATCGGCGAAGCCATCTTTAAAATTATATGTTTTTTGTAAAACATCCCATTGAGAGAACTCCACGATGAAGTTACCGAGACAAGCGCTGTAAAGTCCCACAAACGTCCCTTCGCCTTTAAAACTTCCTACGAGAAAGCCTATAACGAAAAAGACAAATCCCAAAAGAATATGCAAAATCCAATCGGGCACGTTACATTGAATCCATCTATAAATGCTCATTGCCACTCCTCAAGTAACTGACAATTACCATGTAGCATAACCACCAAAATTCATAAACTTACGAGCACCTTCTCGCGCCAACCACTGCGCCATGATGATATCGGATGTTTTACCTATTGGATACGATGTTAACTCGTTGATCCAGATACAATCGTTACATAAACAGGTTGGAGCATGTTTCTGAGCTCTCGGTATCGCCCACGCTTTATTTTGAAACTCTACTGCGATACTGGGTAAACCTATATTAAGGTCCAGCTTATTCTTACCAGTCGTAAATCCCTTTATGGGTACATCTTTTCTTCCTAACTCGCCGAACCAATCAATCATTGCTTGTTGATATGCATTATTTTCAACCATTATCACTTGATGATGTAATCTATCATAAGCACTAATAATTAACTTCGCAAATTGAGGAGAAGTAAATTTCCCCCTCAAAATTTCTTTACGCCACTTCCTGCCTATTCTATCGACTCCGAGGGTGAAGAGGACGTTGTACTTTGCCTTTTTACCAAATCCTGCAGCGAGATCGACTCCCGCGAACAATTTAAGTCCCGAGGGGCATTCTGTAGCGACATAGCAAGATTTGATAAACTCCTCATTGAAGAGCGTATCTTCTGCAGATAGAGCAATGTTTCTGAACGATCGGTCGAATTCACGTAATCCTATCTCCTCACATCTTTTTTCCAAAGCTTCTCGAGGCCAATGCTCTTCCCAGATGGGATCGAAGCTGCCTGCGGGAATTGAATAAAATACTGTATTGTATGCATCCATTGTAATAAGTGCGTGTGATAAGTCATCTCTATGCCAGAGTGTACAGATGTAAATGAGTCTTCCACTCGCTTCGAGTAGGTTGACCCAGACAGAGAAGAAAGCTTCTTTGACAACATCACGTAATTTTGGATTTTGGATTGCATTTCGGAAATCAACAACATCATCGAAGACGATGAGGTCTGCCCTAGCACCGGTTGCAGTACTAAGAATTCCAAGGGATTCAATAGATGGATCCTTGGAGATAAGCTGCCTTTGTATATATATTTTATGTTGCGTCCATGGTTTACCTTGTGCAGGCCGCATATCTGGAAATATGACATGTAATCTTTTATTGGTACGGATATGTTCAACAATTTCGGAGAGGAGATTGGAGGCTCTATCATCACTTTGGGAGACGATTTTAACTCTGAGGTTTGGGTTTTTACCGAGTTCGTAGAGAACGCGGGCCACTGACATTTGAGAAGATTTTCCATGATCGCGTGGTGAGATAATAAGGGTATAGGGGGTTTTATCGACAGCCTTATGCCACTCTCGATGGAACCAGTCGTTTTCCCATCCGAATACGTATAAGCAGAATGCGTCGATATCATTATGGGCCTGCCTTTTTAATCTTTCATCAAGCGCTTGCGCTAACAGGCGCTTTTGATTCGTAGTCTCCTGCATTTTCAAGAACCGGAGTGCACCCGCTTCCGTCTGAGTCGGGGTCGATGGGTTCTTTATCAAGTGGGTGCCCAGCTCCACTGGAGACAGTTTTGACAGCGGCTCGGAACTTTTGTCTATCTGTTCCCCGAAGCTCAGATTCGCTCGGCGGCGTGATTGCGCACGAGTTCTCTTGTCCAGCTCTTTCTTGTACGCCCTCCACATCTTTGTATTTAGCGAATGTATCAGACTCTTCTGTTTCTCTCGAGTTAGACCCTCTTTCTGCTCTATCGTCAGGTCGTAGATGCTCTTCAAGTACGTGGGTTCCTCGATCTCCATCTCCGCTTCCACTTTGTGCGTCAGAGTCTTGGGCGGGGGAGCATCTATCTGGGCTACCGCCTCCTCCGCTGATAGCTTCTGACTCACTAGGTCCTCGAGTAAGCTCTTGCTCAGATGTTCCGTCTTGCCCGTTAGGATGTCCTCGATCGCCTGCACTAAATTCGTATCCAGCGGCTTCTCCGGCGGAAGGGGTGGTGCTGAGGAGCGCGGTTGCTTTTTCCTGGGCTTCTCCGTTGGGTTCTCCAGTGTCTCTATCGCTGGCTTCTCCAGTGTCTCTATCGTTGGGTTCTCCAGTGTCTCTATCGTTGGGTTCTCCAGTGTCTCTATCGTTGGGTTCTCCAGGGAAACTGGCTGCGGCGCCGGAGGCGTCATTGAACCCCGCGCTTTCCTCAACGGTCTTTTTGATTGTTCTACGCAGCATGACTCCACCGCCGTCTCCTAAAGTTTTTGTCGCAGAAGTTATAAACGCATCTAAAGTACTATCTGCCATGTTTTTAACTATACCAGCCTCTTCAGTCGTTTCAACTGTTTGTTTAGTACTTCCCACCATATTAACAATTTGCTGTACGAGGGTTGCTATAGAAGCGACTGTATCTTTAAGATTGGCAGATTTGGCTTTATCAGCATCAACGGCTGCTAACATCAATTCAATTTTTTCATAAGCTACATCAATAAAATGCTTACGTTTTGTATTCCAATGTTTTTTAAGTTCGGGATCCGTTGCTACTTCGTGCAAACGTCCAAATTTACCAGCGTTTAATTTGTAAACAGAATCTTGAGGAACACCTGTAAGCTTTGCTATCTTAGAACCTGTAAAACCCATTTCTAAATATGTCTTAACAGCTATCAACTGCGCCTCGGTGAAAACACCTTTAGCGCGCCCCATTACCTTATAGTTAGTTTGGTATTCAATCTCTTTGTCTAAGCACTCTATTTGTTCTTCGGTAGCCATTTTATAAAGTAATCCTTTTAAATTAACTATTTAAAATTTCTATATAATATAACTTAAAATCAAGAGATATTTTGAAAAACTTAGGAGTCCAAGTAATAGGAAAATTGGACCACCCCCCTATATGTGGGGGTTATTTCCTGCGATGGTGGATTTCGGCAAGAGGCACCCCGTTTTCAAAAATTGTACGATATGTGTATGGCCGGACCTGCACTAGGAGGTCTCAATTCATTTTCTATTATATAACCCCCCTCTAATGTATACATATAATAATATAGGGATAGACATTAGTCTATCCCTATATGTGAGAGCGCTTACGTTTGTATATTATTTAACGTTTAACAAATACATATTGTCTTTCTGGTATATTACCTTTTTGTTCTTCAGTTCATTGATAACACGTAATATTCTCCCAATGGAATTTGCGTTTGGATACTTCGTATCCACTTTTTCGATAATACCTGTTAAGGTAATACCCTTGGAAGTAAATAACTTTGAGATAAAGTCTCCTTTACTCCCTTTAACCAATCCATACTCATTCAACTCTTTCGTTGAAATTTGGATCTCTTTCTTACAATGTGGGCAATTCGTAATCATGATGATTCTCCTTATCGAATGTTAGCGCTCTCTAATATTCGATATATTTTATCGAATATTATCCAAATATAATAACTTAAATTATGCCTTACTAATGTAGAGCCAAATTGATCGTTATAAAGTTGTAATGTAATAAAGGGAATATTAGTTACTTGTTTCATAAGGATTTCTTAACCTTATATGTTTGTGTAGAAGGTTTTCCACATATTACTATTCCACAAACAACTATAAATACTATTATACTAACCATTGAATTATTCCTTTCTTATAATGATTTTAAACTTTTTAGACTATGATGAATTACGAATACAAAAACTATTAAGATTAAAGATTCTAAAAACATAACTATCTCCTTTCATCGTTATATAAATATACATACAACATATCAAAAAAGCAAGTAAAACTTGGCATATGGCGAATTCTTCATAACTCGATTTTAAAAGGCTTTTATATATATAATAATAGAAAGCTTCGTACATAAACTTTCAATAATGCTATTTAGGCGCCTCCTAATGGATGCACATATAATTATACAATGCTTACAAATATACATGCATGCCTATATATGTATATATTCATATGCCTATATATGTACATATTCATATGCCTATAGATGTAGTCACCTATTCATGATACGCCAATACATGCAGGCGCCGGGCTTGCTGCCGGGTTGAGGAGGTCAACTTTTGGATTTTTTTAAGGCGCCTCCTAAGAGTACCAATCCATTTTTGGATTGCCTCCCGTCTGGAGGCGCCACTATACGCCTAGACGAGGAGGTAGGCTTTCGCCCACCTCTCAATGTGGTTTATATGGAAGGTTTCGAGAAAGGATTTCTTTTTGTGGGGCGGCTGGCTAGAACGGCACCCCAGATGATAATAGCGACGATTAAACATTCCATTTGATTACGCCTCCCCTATTAACGCGTCACACACATTCGCGATACAGCCACATACAAAGGCTTTGATTCGATAATATTGAATACGAACTTTAAGAATGCTAAGCTTCATGATTACTCCTTCTTGCGTAACACAAGTTCGTAACCTTCCTTGAACAATGCAGCCTCGACATCCTCCAACAAGAAGATATTGTGTTCGCCTTCAGGTTGAGGTTGCCAAAAATCGTCTGCATGCTGCTCGACTGCGTACTTCATGGTTTGATAACTTGCTGGACTTAACATAAGACGCTCCTTATTTTGTTCTATAATAATATACATACTAAAAACGAAAATGGCAAATGAATTCATTCAGGTGCCTAATAAAATGCCTATACACTAGCAGGCGCCTTAACATCTTTTTAATAACCACTTCTTAGGCGCCTCCTATGGTAAGGCGTTCTTCCAAATCTCTGTCAAGCGCCTCCTACAACGCGTGTACCACATAACGTCAGGATCCTTTGGAGGCGCCTATATATCCGGGCGAGGAGGTAGCAACTCTAATCTACTAGGCGCTTACTATTGGGTTCGATCTCACTTTTCGATTGCGGTGCCGCGCTTATATGGTGTTCCAGAACAAGTGTTGTGGGGGGCGTATCGGCAGAAAAAGAATGTAGATTGATAGGCAGATATCTAGGAAGAGAATGTGGGTTGATAGGCAGGTATCCAGGAAGAGAATATAGATTGATAGGCAGATATCTAGGAAGAGAATATAGGTTGATGGGCAGGTATCCAGGAAGAGAATGTAGATTGATAGGCAGATATCTAGGAAGAGAATGTAGATTGATAGGCAGATATCTAGGAAGAGAATATAAGATGTGTGGAATGTCTGGGCACCTGTAGATGATAACAGGTGCAAGCGGGAAGGAAAAAACATGCGAAGCGTTGGATCGCCTAAGCTGACCAAGGAACTCACTCTGTCAAGGGGCCATAAATGACATCTACATATGTATAATATAAAAGGCCGACTCTTGCCCGGAGCCGACCCTTTTGATAAGGAGCATCTATGTGTAACATCGTAAAGATTTTTATCACTGAGGAGCTATCCAGTTACGGATAGCCCCTCTGTACGGTGCGTAGGAAAGATCAAGCCTTCTGGAAACGAATGACACCCTCAGCGTCATTGATCATACCAGCCTTCTTCATCTTGTTGACGACCGATTGAATACGCCCGACGTTGTTCTTACCTGGGTATTTGACATCGGTAGCGATGATCAGGTCGACCAGTTTGGTACCTTTCGCGCCCGCCTTTGCGATAGCATCGGCGATGAATGAACCCTTGGAGTTCACAACGAAACCATACTGATCGGTCTCCTTGACATTGACCTCAATTTCCTTGCTGCAATGTGGACAAGTTGTCTTCAAGTCTAATCACCTCCTCTCGATTCTGGCTTTTTGTTTTTATCTTGTTTATTCTTACTATTATATTATACAAACTAATTTTCAAAATAGCAAGTAAATTTTTACATATAACAAACTTTAGGCTCCCTAAGCTGTTAGCTCAATAGCACATCCCACATCGACTTTCTGCACTCCGTGGCTTACGTCATTTGGAGTTAACAAAACCTCGATCCTAACAATACCTGCGTCGGTAATATGTCGGATGCAAGCAGTTTGAATAACCATCTCTGGAAAGCCATCACGCATATCCTGTAAGTCACTAACAACCTTCAACAGAGACTCGGTATTCTTATATGTAAGCGTTTTAACCACGATACCCCTTTCTATGTCTATATACAGCGAAAACATTTACATCTATATTATAATAGAAAACTTTTTAAAAATCAAGTGAAATCTTTTAGACGCCTAAAATTAGGCATCTAAATGAATTCATTTGTATGTTATATAAATAATTTGTATATTTAATCATAAACATCAGAAACCCTGAAAGGTGGTGAAACACTTTATGAAGATAGCAGGTACGTTGTATAAGCTAGCAAGGGCTTCCCGAGATTACGAAGTCCTACTATCAATGCAGCCCAAAAAGATAGTACGCCATTTCCTTGTGAATAAAGTTATCATGAAGAAGATGGGTAAGTTTGCGTTATGGAAAAGATAAGGAGGTATCGAATGTCAAGAAATCTTTAAGATTTCACCCACGGCTTTTATAAATACCTGCTACGTAGGGGTATTGTAAAAGCTAAACCCTACAGTAAGACGTATGCGGAAATGCAAGACTTCTCCGAATGTGATCCAAATAGTTCGCATACAATTCCTCAAATCAATCATAATAAGTGAGGAGGTAACAATGTATACTGAAACTTCTAGACCAATATTAAACATGGAACGCACACTTGAAACGTGGATTAAGGTCCGCAATACTGTAAATCACAACCCTACGAAAGCGCAATGCAGAACTTTCCTACTGCAGCAGAGATTCGAAGGCGCTGCCGTAGATCCGTTTGTCAAAGATTTCTTTAAATAAGGAGAGTATAATCGTGGCTACATCACAAGAAAAATTTATCACAATACGCTTCAAGCAAGTTCGAGAAAGCAGTACACTTGACGAGCTCCTCTCAGCTATGGAATTTGCTTGTGCGGAACACAACGCCTATGTGAAAACCCTTACACCCATTTTCAATGAGGGTAAATTCAGCGAATGGGAACTTACACTACAAAAATACCCCTATTGATGAACACATAAGCCGGAAACTTCTAAAAAGGTTTTCCACTTAAGTATTCATCACTACCGGCATTTACCTTAATGTAGGCACCTTATCATGTGGGTCTGTTTAAGGAGAAAGCACTAACAAATATAAACACTACACGGAGAATGTACATCATTCTCCATATAGCAAAAGTTGAGGAGGTAAGTTTTGGTTTGTTACTCTGCACGGTTGAAATCTCCAAACTCATTTTTGGATTACACCTATGCGGGATAAAACTTACTATATAAAACAATGTATAATATTATAGGAGATTTAAAATGCATGAATCAAAAATCTATTTATGCGATTGGTGTACGTTTCGTAACGAGAGTGCACGAGTGGTCCGAAGCCATGAAAAGAAACATCACCCAGAAGAAATCACAGAACGTGCTGCTGAAGAGTTACGCGAAGAGAGATTTCAAGAAGCTCTTATGAACGTTTACAACTCTGAAGATGGCGACTGGGATGTTTCTTATGACAACGACAACGTCGAAATATATAACGTAGATTTTGTATACGACGAAAAAATTATCGATATTAAGGATCTCAAAGAACTTGTAGCCATCGAAGATATCACAGGCTCTAAAGTAACAACCTTTACAAGAAAACATCCTGCGGTATAATCATAAGGAGTCAAAGTTATGGCATCGTTCGACCCATCAAAAGATAAATGTCTCAAAGAGATAGCACGTGTCAGAACAAAAGATACCGAAGAGGCTATTGTAGGAATTTATTCCTACAACGCTGGTGAGCCTAAGATCGGTGTTACACGTCATGGTACAACTCCGAAAGGTACCGAATACCATGCAGCTATAGGACGTATGAATTACGAAGACGCGCAGAGAATCATACCTGCGCTGGTCACAGCTCTAGAGGAATTGGATAGTCTTTAAAAAGGACCCTCGATGAAAAAATTACTCCAGTCAAACGCCAGTAAGGCTTTACTAAAAGAAACTCGTAAAGCCGCCCGTGCTATGCACGGAGCTGTCTACAGCGATACTGACTACATCAAAGCTAAATTCCACGGCCGGCAGGACGTTCCTACAATATTCGTTGAGTTTTTAAAACAAAACTTTCCAGCTGAAAGTTTCCAGATTTACAGAGCCAAATGTCATATATCGAATACTACACCTCCTGCGGTTAGGATTCACAGATAAGGAATATCTATAAAATTTTAAAGATTTCCAACAAATTTCAGTTGATTTTTCAATTTAAAAGTATTAAATTTAATAAATACCGTATAGGGACCTTTGTAATGGGGAGACAATTCTATGGAATTTCCGGACGAGCTTGATACGAAATCACGTAGCCTAGTAACAGCTCTGGCATTTAGATTCGCTAAAAACAAACCCGGCTTAGAACAAGAAGACCTAATTAACGAAGCACTTATAAAATTTGAAGAGATCAAAACTTGCTACGACCCCGATAGAACCTCGCAAGCATCCTTCTCAACAGTCTTCTATGGTGCAGTACGCAACCACTTTTTAAATCTACAGAATCGTTATATACGCGATCTCACAGCTGCGGGGGAGGAGATCACGGAAATCGAAAGTCGCGCTACTGAAGCCCTCCAAACCTCTACAGAAGAACATCTGAACTTTTTACGTACGAAACTTGTAGAACCTACCTCTAAAATACTCCTCGACAAACTTATCGCATCTGCATGTGAAAAAACTACAATCAAAGACATATGCGCAGAATTAGATATATCATTCTTTAAATACCAACAAGCAGAATTTAAAATTCGTCACGCAATAAAGAATCTTACCGCATGAGGAGGCACCTAAATGACTAAAAAAGATATAAATTCATGCCTCAAAGGTTTGCCTGATGATATCGATATCATATTACAAGTAAAATACTCGAAACATATACACTTTATCGGCCCCTTACTAAAAGCACGCATCACTAAGACAAACCCCCCGAAACTAGTTTTAATATCTGCTAAGAAAGGACTACCTATATGAAAGTCGCACGTAAAGCTTATGATCTAGAAGAAATGCCCGAAGTTTTTAAAGAAGAAATGCCTAAAGAAGAACTCTCGCCAACTAAGGTACGTAACTGGCTTAGCTTTACCCAACTACTAGCGCAAAGACCCTCGAAGAAACATACGCAACAAAAACCCCATGCGCATAGAGTTCGTAAACTTGAAAAGTCCAAACATAAAATGACACTGGCCTCTAGGAGGATAAACCGTGGAACAAAAGGACGAACACAGCGTCACGGAAAATGAGGGGCCCAGCCACGCGGAGACGCGTGCTGAAGGTTCTGAAGGCGACGAAGATTTGGAGGCCTAACCAATGAGTATACAAGACTCAAATGTTGTTAAGACTCTTCAAGCAGGTCAGCCTGGTACGAAAGGCGTATCGGAACGTTTCGGTGATAGACTTGTAACCGTACGCTATCGCAAAGATCCTAAGCGACGTAAACGTTACAAAACAATTGAAGTATTAATCTGGTCGAAAACTTACTTACCACCCGCGCAAAACGTAAAAGAGGCAAAACAATGACTGAAGATACGAAAGACAAAAAGCCTTACGACCCGCTAGAACACAATCCAGCTCTACGAGCAATGCTCGAAAATGACCTCGGAAAAATATTTAAAGTAATGTATGACGCAATCAAGCTGGGTGGTACTACTATGGCCCAACTAGCTGAAACTTTAAAAAGTTTCGGCGAGGAAAACCCCGAACTATGGCATCATATATGCGAAGAGGATTATGAATCATGGTTGAAGAGACTCCCGAAAGACTCGAAGATGTTGACCCCGAACTCGGAGACTTGATCGCTAGATTTTGCGAGCGCTCCTCTAAACTACCTGAGCATATGCGTAAGATCGTTAACTGCCGAGGACCAGAAAAGGTTGATGGCATTAAAGTGGGTCGTAACGACCCTTGCAGTTGCGGAAGCGGCTTTAAATACAAAAAATGCTGTG